TACTACCAAACAAGTTGAGTTTGTAGTAGCACACGAAATCCTACACAATGTCTATGAGCATATGCTACGTGTAGAAGGTCGCAATCGCCACTATTGGAATGCCGCCGCAGACTATAACGTAAATGGCACTTTGGTAAAAGACCGTATTGGTGAGGTTCCTCCCAAAATTAAAATCTTTCATGACCCTGCCCATTATGGTAAGAGCACTGAGCAGATCTATGATGAGATCTATGAGGAAATGGATGAACAGGCTTTGGAAGCTTTAGGTCAATTACTTGACGAGCATATTGACTGGGAAAAGGATGGCAACGGTCGCCCCAAGTATTCCAAGGAAGAACTCAAGCAAATCCGTGACGAAATCAAGGAACAGATGATGCAGGCTGCTCAGGCAGCGGGTGCGGGAAATACCCCCGCTGACATCCAAAGAATGATTAAGGAGCTGACTGAGCCCAAGATGAACTGGCGTGAAATTCTACGCCAACAAATTCAAAGCACCATTAAAAATGACTATACCTTTATGCGTCCAAATCGTAAAGGCTGGCACATGAACGCCGTTCTTCCTGGCACTAACTATGATGAGACTATTGACATCTGTGTTGGCATTGACATGTCGGGCAGTATTGGTGACGATCAAGCCAAAGATTTCATTAGTGAAGTCAAGGGTATTATGGACGAATACAAGGACTTCAAGATTAAGTTATGGTGTTTTGATACTCGTGTCTATAACGAGCAGGACTTTGACGGATATAATGATGACATTATGAGCTATCAAATCAAAGGAGGTGGTGGCACTGACTTTATGGCTAACTGGGAATATATGAAGGAACATGATATTCAACCCAAAAAGTTTATCATGTTTACAGACGGATATCCTTGTGGTAGCTGGGGGGACGAGAACTACTGCGACACTTTTTTTGTAATACACGGAAACGATCGCATTGTTCCTCCGTTTGGTGCTCATGCTTATTACGAGTTCAAATAAATGAGCCTTAGGGCAGGAAAAGTTAATGTTCTAAATGTATTAAATTTGAGGAGAGTATTTCACCCTCCTCATCATTTTCATTACAGTATACTTGAAAAGCATACACCTAACTATTTGAAAGAAATTAATAAATGGATTTATTTTAATTTAAATCATCGTTATTATCTCGGACAAACTATCACATTAGTAAATAATCAACTTGTATATGCTACAAAAATAGGATTTGAGCAAGAAAAAGAACTAAGTTTCTTCAAACTTGCCTGTCCTTTAGAAATTATAAGATAAATTATAATAGCTTTTAAAAAGGAGAAATAATGGAAGCTACCAAAACAGAAACACCCCCAGTTCAAGAAGCAGCACCTAACGGAGAATCTGCCGATTTAACTATCAATGACCTAAGTAACTTGCGTCAAATCATCGACCTAGCAAGCTCTAGAGGAGCATTTCGTCCTAATGAAATGGTTGCTATTGGCACAATTTATAACAAATTACAAAACTTTTTAAACAGTATTCCTAAAACACCCCAAGCAGGAGCCTAATATGGCTAATATTAAACATGTTGGTAGGATGGTTGATACTGGTAGGAAATGCTTAGTAGCTTATCGTACCATTCCAAATGACGCATATAATTGCCTAATCATTCCTACAGAACGTTTAGAACCAGACCAGCATGATTCTCTTATTAATTTAGTAGAATCAAATGCTGGTCAAACCGCATACGAATTTGCAGAAGTATTATCAAGAAACCTTTTCAACGACGGTACTAACATGTTAGTTGCCTTACATAAGAAAGGGTTTCTTGTAAAGATGCCTACTGACAAAATTGAAATGATTCCTAACACTCAGACAAAAATTAATCTTGCTCAACTAAATCAGGTTATTGCAGAACAACGTGGTGTTAGTGTACAGGACCTAGCTTTACAAGACAACTCAAAAGACCTTAGTAATCCAAAAACTTTTGAATCGGTTCCTAGAGAAGATATATCTAAGACTACTAGTTCCTCGGTAACTCCCGAAGAAGTTATTAGTCCTGAAGATCAGGCTAAAAAGTTTAGAAGTGAAGCTGATAAATTAAGTAAACAAGCGGCTGATCTAAGACGTCGAGCAGAAGAACTTGTTCCTATTAAAAAGCCTACAAAATCTAAGTGAAGCATGGAAAAAAATTTCCTAGAGAGGTAATAGATCATTGGCCGGAAGTCTTCGGAGATATTACATTAAATGTAATACCACTAAAATACTTAGACAGAATTAAAGTACTTTTTAAAAATGGTAAAATTTGGGAAATTAATTTAAACAACAAACGATATGCAGAAGAATGGCCGCAGATCGAAAAACAACTACGAGAAATGATGGCTCATTATGAACCTGAAATCGAAAATATTGACTTTAAACTAGACACAATTCAGATTAAAAAAGATATGATTAAAAGCTCTAATCGTTTCTTAAAAAAAAGAAAGCTACTATGAATGTTAAACTTGTCTCCTACAGCCAACCCACTGAGGAATTTAGACACAACGGTATCGAGGATGCGCAGGACCTTATTGCTTTCTGCGCCCGCGTCAGCAACCCCAGCAATCAGTTCAATACAGAAACAAGCGAAAAACTTATACGATACTTGGTACGAAACAAACACTGGAGTCCCCTCGAAATGGTCAGTGCCTGTCTCGAAATCACAACCACAAGAGACATTGCCAGACAAATCTTACGACACAGAAGTTTTAGTTTCCAAGAGTTCTCCCAGCGATACGCTGACCCTACTAAAGATCTCTCGTTCGTTCTTAGAGAGGCCCGCTTGCAAGACACCACTAACAGACAAAACAGTATTGAACTTGGAACAAGTATTGAGGAGTCCATACTTAGAGAAGAATGGATTCGGCAACAAGAAGAAGTCTTACGAGCAGCAAGAAGAGCCTACACTTGGGCTATCAATAAGGGCATAGCAAAAGAACAAGCTCGTGCTGTATTACCAGAAGGTTTGATGGAAAGTCGTTTATATATGAACGGTACTATCCGTAGTTGGGTGCATTTTATTGAACTACGTAGTGCTAATGGTACACAATTAGAACATCAACAAGTGGCACGAGCTTGTGCTGAGGTTATTTCTAAAGTTTTTAGTTTGGCTTCAGAATTTACGACCAATTAACATATAACGATTAAAAATTTTATCTGGATAAACAAACTCTTTTTGCCCTTCATAATAGTTTAACATAGGATATTTTATTTTCAGCTGATTAAGGTTAAAAACATAGTCATGAAAATCATTATCATCATGTATTTGATCAGTTCCTTGTACTACAATAATTTGTGAGGTTAATTTTTCAAACCATTGCTTTTCTATTATATGTTCGCTCGATGTATTGATAACAATATCAAATTCTGCCAAATCAACTTTGTTAGCATCTTGAGTGAAAGCTTTAAATTTCCATTTATCAAATACCCATGTATTATTGATCTTATCGGCAATAGGTTCTACAGATGGGTCAATATCATATGATCTAATATAATCAATCGATGCTCTTTTTCTTGCGTATAACAATAAAGCAACCAATCCGTACCAACCACCTAAGATTGCTATCTTAGACCTTATAGGAATAAACTTTTCTAGTTCTTCACAGAGCCAGATTTTACTTTCTATTTGACCGTGACTAAATGCACTTAAATCCAGCATGTATAAATTGCTCCTTAAGCCAGTCAAAATCATTTATTTTTGATATTTTTTTAATATCTTGATAATATGCACGAGCATACTCGTTACCAGATCTAGCACCAGAGATACATTCTTTGCCAAAAGGCATATCTTGACCTTTATGCATCCAATCATATAATCTAATAGAACTATCATTTTTATCAATATCTAATTCAACGTTGATTGTTAATTTAGCTGCTTCTCTAAAAGCACTACGCCAAGTGGAGAGTTGATCAGTATTAAACACTGTCACATTACTAACTTCATTTATAACTTTAATTTTTTTACTTATATTCATTGTCATATCTAAACTAGATTCGTCTAATTGTTGAGTCAATCTTTTTGGCAGCAATTTTACTGCACCATATCCATATTTTAAACCATTTATAGGATTAATACTTTTAAAAATATGTACAATATCTTGATCATAATCATGCACTTTATAAGAAAAATTAAAACTATCTAATATATATGAATCACCATCAACTACCCAAAACATTTTTGTAAGTGCTCGGTTGGCAGCAAGTTTATGAGCCGCATGGATTCCTTTGATTCCATCTATCCTGTAAGCAGTTACAAATCTAGATTTTAATCGTCGCCAATGATTTTCGGCAGGAATTTCATTATTTGAAATAAAAATTATATCATACATAGGTATATAAATATATATCAACTTAATTTAGAATAAACAAAATTATGGATATTACCCCTGGCAAACCAATCAGAACATATAATGAATTAGGACAATGGAGAGATTGGAGTACAGATGAATTAGTAGGTGCTAAACTAAATTATCTCCTTAGATGGAAATGTGGAGCAGGATTAGACAGTTTATACATTGATATGGATGGAGGAGTATGGACAGCTAGTTGTAGGGTAGGTGGAAAATTAGGTAACGTATGGGACGACTTTACTACTCCTAATGATTGGATCACTTGTACTCGTAATGTATGTAGCTGTGGTGCAGACTTGTTTATTCCTAAAACAAAATCTGAAGAATATAAACCTTTACTTTTCAAAAGTAAAAATTATCCTACAGAAACAGGAAAACGAGACAATGAACTAACTGATTTTGTAGCTATGGAAAGAACCCATGCTAGTGATCAAAAACAAGTGTATTGGGAAATTGGTAGAAGATGTAATTATGACTGTAGCTATTGTTGGCCTTGGATACACAATAATACTGACCCGCACAAACCATTAGAAGACCTTATGCGGGCTACTCATTTGATTGAAAGTAAATTTACCAAAGGTGAAAGTGTTAATTTTATTATCAGTGGCGGAGAGCCAACTGCTAATAAAGATTTTTTAGATTGGCTACGGTATCTTAATACGTGTGGTCATCACATTAGCCTACACAGCAATGGTAGTAGAAAACCAGATTACTACAGAGAAATAATACACTACGGTGATTTAAATCTAAGCGTTCATTATGAATTTTATGATCGTGCTAGATTTGTTAAAGTTGTAGAAGCCGTTGCAGATGAAAAAGCAAAGCATAATAATCAAAATGTAGGCCACCTGGAAATTAAGTTTATGATGGCTCCGCATAATAGAGAAGAAACTTTAAACTTAGAAGAAGAATTAAAAAGCTTACCGAATTTTAAAGAACTATGTACATGGGCTATTGTACCTATACGTGGTAGCTTGAATAATAAAAATAGTGCTCCGAACAATAACTCAGGCAGCGAAATTATGGATGGTTATAGTAAGGAAGATTACATCTTGTTCGGGGATAGAACATGATCGATCAAGTATTATGTACAGCACCGTTAGTATCTGTATTAATCGATACTAACAAAGGAATTAGACCTTGTTGTTATTTTCAAGGCAAGTTTATGGGTAACATAAAAGAACAGCCTATAGTTGAAATTCTTGATAGTGAACGTTGGAAGCAATTAAAACAAAAAATGTACGATAAGGAGTGGCCGAGTGAATGTTTAGATTGTAAAAAAATTGAAGAGGACACAGGATTTAGTCTCCGAAAAATGTATACTAACAATATGGATATGACAGGTTGGCAGAACAACAAGTTAATATATATGGAGTTTAACGGTAGTAATATTTGTAATTTAGCCTGTCTACATTGTCATCCTGGGTTTAGTAGTAGATGGCTTTCTGATAATAAGAAAGCAATAGCAATAGCAGAAACTCTTACTCCTGAAAAAAAAGAACGTGCCTTAATGTTTCGGTCAATAAGGCAACAAACTGACGACTCTATAATTACAACAACTAGAAGTCATCCACCAAATCCAGAATTAGTATTAGAAAATTTAAAGCAAATTGACCTAACAAATATACGGACAATAAATTTTAAAGGAGGGGAGCCATGTTTAAATTCTGAAACTGTAGCGGTGTTAAAGCATATCGATCAACAAGGACTACTAGGTAATATTACGGTCTATATTACTACTAACGGAACATATATAACTGACGAAATACTTTCTTTATTGTCTAAATCTAAACATGTAGAATTTCTAATTTCAGTTGACGGTATAGGAGAGTTATTTAATTATATAAGATATGGTGATGCTAAATTTGATAATATAGAACCAGTAATTGCCAAAGTAAACGCTCTTAACAATAGTGTTAATATTCGCATGAGTTGCTCGTTTATGAACTATAACGCATTTAATTTAATAGAAGTCAGAGATTGGAAAATTAATTTGTCTAAGAAATATGATAAAATTATAACACAAGGAGGATTTAACAATAGTGTACAGAGTCCTTCATACTTATCTATAAACACCTTATCTGATCCTACAAGAAAACAGTTAATCGATTTTTATACTGCTAACAATAACAGTGGAGAGTTTAATGTTGTCATCAATACATTAAGAAATAATTACTTAGGTGATGATATACATCGAAAATGGGTAGAATATACTGAACTTATGGAAAGTATAAGAGGAAACAATATATTAGAGTTAGTTCCTCAATTATCAATTGAGATGAAAAAGAAATGATAGATAAAGACAGTTGGATTGCAGAAAACGTATTCCCTAAGAACGATTTTTCGGAAACCCGAGTAAAAAGACTTGGAGTTACTTCAGTAAATGTCTTCAAGGCTACACGAAAAACTAAGTTTACATTATGTGTTTTAGGCAGTTGGGCCATTTATATGCCGCCTTACAATCTAGCAAGGCTCTCAGGATTGACACGAGAAGCAGGGTATCCTACTCGTGTTTTCGACTTTAATGTACAATCACATTATGCTTTAAAAACTGCCAATCCAGATCTTGCCGATGCGTGGAATGGAGCAAACTATTGGTGGTGGCAAGAAGGTGAATATGATAAACGAATACATCCAACATACGAACCAATACTATATCAGTACCTTGAACTTTTATTAGAAGACACTCCTGATATCATAGGTTTAAGTTGCTATTATACAAATATTTTACCTACAAAATGGATAATTAATAAGATCAAAGAAAGAAATCCTAACATAACAATTATTTTAGGAGGTCCCGAGTGTCATGAAAAATATTTTAGAAAACCTCAAGGTGCAGATTATTATTTTGTAGGCGAAAGTGAACAAAATATTATTGATTTTTTAAACAACTGGGAACAAGGAATTAAACCTGAAAATGAAGCTATAGGTAGTCTATACAGCGACACTAGAATAGATATTGATAGTTTACCGTATCCTGACTACAGCGACTTTGACTTAACCAAATATTGGGGTAAAAATTCTATATGTGCAGAAATCAGTAGAGGGTGCATTGCTAAATGTAGTTATTGTACAGAAGTTTACTATTGGAAATTTAGAGATCGAGGAGCTACTACCGTAGTTGACGAATTAGAATATCAAGTTTTGAAATATAATATAGGATTTGTTTCATTTGTTGATAGCCTTATGAACGGAAATTTAAAAGAATTCCGTAAATTTTGTGAAGAACTTGTTGAAAGAAATCTAGGTATATCTTGGTGGGGGTATGCTAGATGCGACGGAAGGATGGATTTAGAATTTTATAAACTTATAAGAGAGGCAGGAGGACAAGGATTTAATTATGGAATAGAAACAGGTAGCGATAAGGTTTTGCTAGCGATTAACAAAAAAAATACTGTTGCTGAGATAAATCAAAATATTATAGATTCGCATAAAGTTGGAATGAAAGTGTCTGCCTGTTGGGTCATTGGAGCACCCGGAGAAGATATAGAAGCATTTAACCATAGTTTTAATATGTTATGGAATCATCGACGTAGAATAATGGCAGTTAGTCCAGGACCTGGGCTAGGAGATAATCCCGGATCATTATATGATGATAGAGAAAGATATAATTTAAATCCAAGGAACAAAAATTGGCTTGGCGGTTGGTATACTCTAGATTTAAAAAATACAAAACTCCACAGACTTATAAGAATAAAACTTATGCATATATGGTTATCAATATGTCAGAAGTTTGAAGGAGTCGTATCAAACGTACATAGTGTAGGAGATATAAACGACCATTTTAATCTTAAATTTACAGATACAGACTTTCAAGAAGAAGTACCATATGAGAATTTTAGCTACAATATAGTTAAGTCCGAGTTAGGAGATTTTGCTGATACTGTAATGAATGAAGCATTCGGTTTATTCAGATTACTGTGGAGAGTAAAAGGAGGATTTGAAATGACAATTAAATTTAATCCTCAACTAGATAGACAAGATTTTTCTTTTTGCATACCAGAAAATAGTACCCTATATGCAGAACATTTTTTCCAAATAAACAAAGAAGGAGAATTTAGTACTAAGGTTAATTATAAATTTTCTAATAATATAAGAACTATAATAGACACTCCTGGTTTCGAATTTATTTCTGATATTTCAGGTAAATGGTCCGACGAATCGAAAAAAATTAAACAATATAAAACATTTAACCTAGCAACAGAGAATCAAGAAAATACTTGGTCACCAAAAACACAATTATTAAAAGAAAGTTGTTTATCAGGAATATCTATTAGAGAAAGACGTATGCTAATGCAAACTGTAAAACGTTTACCTAAGAATAGTGTGATTTTGGAAACAAATTCTGATCTCGGAGGACGAGCTACTATTATGTCCAACGCAAATCAAGACATTATTATTAATAGTATAGAAACTTTTACAGGTAATTTAAAAGAGCAATTTGACGGAATGAAACCTTGGTTAGAGTCTCAAATGATAGACTTAACCTCAGATCCAGATGGTACAAAAACTTTTTTATCACAAATAGAAAATAGTTTTAAAGAAGATATTACAGGTAAAAAAGCATGGGAAATAATCACATCTCCATACAAAAATATTAAATTATTTTCGGATTATAGTTTAGAAGATTTAGAGTTAATTTGGAATACTCCAATTGATTTATGCATAATCGATATACATCAAAATCCTAGATTACATGATAACTTAAAATTATGGACATATCATATAAAAACAGAAGGGTTATTATTGGCTCACTTGTACGATACAGAACTAGGTCCGGACGTGGTTACTGAGATAGACAAATTACTTTCTCAAGGTTGGAAACTGATAAGAAAATTAGACAGGTTCATTTTAATTCAAAAATTGTGATTTTATAAATTGGCTAAGTTTTTCTGCTACTAAATTAACAGACCGCAAATTAGGATGTTGATTTTTTTTAGATATTGTTAAATTATCAAAATCAGTATTAAGAAATGCTACCCAAGATTTACCAAACATATGATTATCTGATTCGTCCCCAAATGGCATCCAATTTTTATTTGAAGATATATTATCCAAAGATATTAACGGTTTATTCTTAACTCCTATCAAACTTTTCTTTATTTCATCGTATGTTATCCACCCACAATTGCTATCTATACCTCTATAAAATGTATAACTTATATCTCGATATTTCAAGTAATTCTCTAATAATAGAATATCAATTATGTACTGTAAAGCATGATCATAAACTGAATTATTAATCAATATTTCTCCAATATAATCTTCATAATCTTTATACCCTGCCATTCCATTTAGGTGGTGTACAGTTAAGTTTTGGAAAATGTTATATTCTTTTAAATATTTCAAACGTCGAGTCCAACCAGTCCAACCTACACATACATGATATTGTTGTTGTTCTGCTAGGGATAAATTCATTAAAAAATTTAATACAGACAAAGCTATTCCTGTATTACTATTGCCATCACGAGAAAGATCTACACTTTCTGTATCTAACAACGAAGAAGTTTTACTAGATAAGTTAAACTTTTTTCTATAATCTGTATAATCAGGATAGTTTCTTTTCTTTTCTTTACTATCCCATTCTATAGGATTAAGTTTTAGAACATCTTTTACGAAATCATCCCACACAAGTGCATCACCTGCTGTAAAACTACATCCTGCGAAAAGTAGTTTTTTATTAAACATAATGAGATTCCTTCTAATTTAAAAACTGTAATCTTATAAATTGACTAAGTTTTTCTGCTACTAAATTAACAGACCGCAAATTAGGATGTTGATTTTTTTTTGATATGGTTAAATCAACTGTTTTAAATTCTGACCAAGATTTACCAAACATATGATTATCTGATTCGTCCCCAAATGGCATCCAATTTTTATTTGAAGATATATTATCCAAAGATATTAACGGTTTATTCTTAACTCCTATCAAACTTTTCTTTATTTCATCGTATGTTATCCACCCACAATTGCTATCTATACCTCTATAAAATGTATAACTTATATCTCGATATTTCAAGTAATTCTCTAATAATAGAATATCAATTATGTACTGTAAAGCATGATCATAAACTGAATTATTAATCAATATTTCTCCAATATAATCTTCATAATCTTTATACCCTGCCATTCCATTTAGGTGGTGTACAGTTAAGTTTTGGAAAATGTTATATTCTTTTAAATATTTCAAACGTCGAGTCCAACCAGTCCAACCTACACATACATGATATTGTTGTTGTTCTGCTAGGGATAAATTCATTAAAAAATTTAATACAGACAAAGCTATTCCTGTATTACTATTGCCATCACGAGAAAGATCTACACTTTCTGTATCTAACAACGAAGAAGTTTTACTAGATAAGTTAAACTTTTTTCTATAATCTGTATAATCAGGATAGTATAGTTTCATTTCTTTACTATCCCATTCTATAGGAAGTGATAAAATATTTTTCGCAAAGTCATCCCACACAAGTGCATCACCTGCTGTAAAACTACATCCTGCGAAAAGTAGTTTTTTATTAAACATTCTAAGATTCCTTAATTATTATAATTTTATTATTCGTATTTTTTTCTCTTTCCAATTGCTTTGTATACCAATTAGTTAATTGCTTATTTACAAAATGATCCAACTTTTCCCAATTACCTAGTTCAATAAAATTTTCAGTTAATGGATCAGGTCGTAATCTTTCTACCTCTAATTCGAGAGTTTGAATTATAATATTCAGATCACCGCTAGGTAAACTCCATATTCCCAAGTGTTCAGGATGATGAATAGTATTATACCATAGATGAACTTTATTTTCTGTAGCAAACTCTACAAAATTAGGCATTTCCCACCAATTATTACGCATAGGATTAACCATAACACTAAGCCCTCTATGATTACTATGACAATAGTCCCTAAAACGTATAAAATTTTCCATTAAAAGATTGAAATCACCGTTAATACGAATCGAATCATAGTTTTCCTTTTCTAGGCTATCTATACTAATATTCAAACTAAGATTACACCTATCCATTATCTTTTTAACCTGCTTGTTATATACAGTTCCATTAGTTGCAATGTTTATCTTCAAACTAGGATTAAGATCTGCTACAAGCATACAGATATCATATACAATCTTTTGTGCAAAAGGTTCACCTCCATTAAATCTTAATTCTTCTAAATGAGGAATAAATTCTTTTAATTGCTCAACGAACGAGTCATCATAAATCATTGGTAAAGGTGGTAGATTCTCTCTGTTTTTCCTTATTCCGGAACTAAGACGACCTTCGCACATAATACATTCTAAGTTGCATTGATTACTCAATTCTAGTTCTAGCAAACTAGGATAATCTTTTACAGTAAAACCGTCATAGGCCATGGCCAAAGGCCATGTATCTGCTTCTATTTTCTGTTTACAGACACGACATTCGTTTTCGAAAATACCATTTTTGAGATTGTCTCTATACTTATTAAATTCCTCTCCAAACCATATGTCCTTAATAGACTTCTGAGGACTCCAAGTATCTAAATAACCTACTAATAACCAACAAGGAGCTACCCTTCCTTCGGTGGTAAAATACATATTATTAAAAGGAGCAAGGCAAGAACTAAGCGTATTAACTACGCGATGTTTATCAAAGTCACTTCTTTTCGTATTATATTTTAAAACTTGTTCTTGAGATAATTTATTCATCCTTACATCCTATAATTAGATCTGCCCATATTCCAAAAGTATCTTTAAAAGATTGCTGTCTGATAGAATCAAAATTCTCTGTATTTGATATAAACTCATTTATTAAATTAGAATCCTCACATCGAAGTTTTAAAAAATTGCGTATTTCATTAAATTCTTCGTGAGGTATCCTAGTCAAGACTATTTCTTTTAGCATGTCTGGTAAATTTTTAATACTATAACATGGATTATAATGAAGTAAATTAAAATGAATCCATATACCTGTTTCTTTAGCCCATCCTAAATATTCTGGCAGGTAATAAACATTGAATATACTGACTGTAGGACAGAGTGTTAGCCATATATTCTTATGAGCTTTTGCTAAATCTTTAAATTTATTAATGTTTTCTAATATAACATTCCATTCTGTAGGATATCTTTCGTATTCTAAGCGAGTTCCTAAATCGTCAATAGATAAACAGAGAGTGACTTTTTTAAATTTTGTTAGAAGGTCAATTAATTTTTTATTGTATAATGTACCATTTGTGTTCAACAATATTGTTATATTTTTAGCACAATCATTTTTAATAATTAATTCTAAAATTTTAATATTCTCAGGAGAAGCCATTGGCTCCCCTCCAGTTATTTCAATGTGTTTTAATTCTGAGGCCCAATTAGCAATAACCTCTTCATTTGAAGTACCTAATATCTTATTAGAAATCCAATAAGCACTATCTTGTATTTTTATATTAAATTGTTCTTGATGTTCTTTTAAAAATGTAGAACTTGCTTGTGGTCCGCATATTCTACATTTTAAATTACAAACATTGTTTAATTTTAAATCTAATGCCTTTGGTCCTGATAATGCTATCGGTTGAAAATCCATTGAACTAATATCAATCTGTTTATCTTTAGCAAATTGCACTCTAAAGCTGGCAACTCCGGCTGCTTCTTCGTCCCAGCAACTTTGACATTCTTTAGGTTTTTTACCGTCAATAAATGCCTGTCTTAAATTTTGAAATCTTATATCATTCCAAAGTATATCCAAACTTCCTTCTTTCATATTAGGAAGTTGATATTCATTATTAATATCAGGCTGTGCAAACTTACAGCAAGGCCTTAATGAACCATTTACATCGGTAGATAAATTAATCCAAGGAAGAGCACAAAAGTTATCGATTACTATAGTCATAATACAGATCTTTCCATAGGTTAATTAAATATTCTTAGAATTACTAAAATAATAACTAAAATCTTCTAGAACATTAACATTTGTTTCTAATTCTCCCCAATCGCCTGTACTTAATTTATTCAATACATTTCGATAAAGTGCTTGATTGAATTCTTTAGTAAAATGACAGACACATCGAATTTCCAGAGGATGTTCTTTAATACCAAAATATTTTTTCTGTAGCTCTATATAATAAGATATAGGATCATGATTAATATCCATAATTATTGCATCAGATCTAGTTCTTTTAACATCATCTACCATAAGATGTTTCATAATATTTGTATGCTCTAAATCTAATAAGTAATTATAATAATCATTCAGAGCTTTTATTTGTTTTATCAAATGATCCGGATACTGATTTAGATTAGTATCTAAAAAGTTTTTTGTAGCAGCAAGGTTATTAAAATGCCGTTCTTTTCCGTTTACATCAAATCCGTGACCCCATCTTGAACTAATAGTTACTCCGAAAATTATTCGATCGAAATCACTATGTGTATCTAAAAATTTTTTATAACTGTAATATACTCCTGAAGCTACTTTGCCGAAAATAATAACATCATAATGCTCTTTAAGTAAATTTACCCATGCATATTTTTCTAAAGTAGGATCGTTATGACCATGTTTGGGATCAAAATAACTATCTCCATATATTGCCAGCTTCATTTTTATAGTTTCTCTATATAAAATATTTTTATCATTTATCCTTTTTTATATTACTATAAAAATCATCCCACATGTTTATTTCTTCTTGCTCTGCTGGTTTAAAATCTTCTAACTGAAACTTAAAAGAATTTCCTTGTAACCAGTCATTAATTTTTGAAGCTAATATAGAATTATTTACATTATTCATGTGACAATACCTAGGATCCATAAAAAATCCTTTAGAAAATCCTTCCTGTATAATAAAAACATCCAACTCATTAATCTGTAATAGTGTTTTGAATGACTCAATATACAAAACATCTGGACGTTTGAATTTTATTTCTTTTGACATTAATTCTGCCATGTCTCTCTTTTCTTCTTCATTTTGAATAAACATATAATACATCTTTAAGGCCTCTATCTCATCTTTTTCTAACTTAGAAAACTGACTGTTGATGGTATTCGGACTAGAATGCTGGGATATCCAGTTTCGCATATTTGGAGCATAATGTCTATTTGACTCAGTTTCACAAAATATAATTCTATCAAATTCCTCGTGTGTTTTTTTAAATTGTAAATAGGACCAGTAAATACTTGTTCCAGAGATAGCAAAATTTGTAACATTATAACCATAATCCTCTCTTAGAATTTTTGCCCATGCTTTTCCAGGATTTTTTTTAAATGCTGCACTTTCTTCGTGTGCAAAACTACATCCATAAATTGCTATCTTCATACTAAATTCTTATTTCATTATTTTAGAATATCATTATCATCATATAATTTTAACAGTTCATAAACTTCATTAAATGTTTCCTTAAATGATTGATTACGATAGACATCATGTTGTTGTGTAAATTTAAAAAACTTCTCTAATTCTAAAGGATCGTATTCTCTATCATACATATATTTGATAATATTATCTATAGAAGGGCTCCAGTCAACAAATTCAACATCAGTAGTATCTATAGATCGTAACTTATTTTCTATTTGTGATTTAACAAAGTTTGGAAAATTTACAAGACTGTAATGATTTGGATAATGAACTAAATTGAATACAACAGGCAGTTTAAAATTATTTTTCACATACTCAAGTATTTCATCAAGATAATACACATTATGAATACCAACTGTTATGTATATCCTAAAAAATAAATTTACATTATATTTTTTAGTTAATAACTTAAACTTATCTATATTAGAAACAACTTCATCCCATTTTGCATTCATACGCTGATATTCAAATCTAGGTCCGATATCATCAACGCTAAGACTTATAGTTACTTCACGAAAGTTTTTCCATAACAGGAAAAATTTTTCATCACAAATTGTGGCATTAGAATTGTACCAGATATTTGTTATATCTGGATTTCCGAAATCATTTATTATATTTAAAATAATATCGTGTTCTTGTTGCATTAAAGGTTCGCCGCCATAAAACTCTAAATGATCTATATTTTTAGCCCATTTTTTTAAAATTTCTGCGTTAGACGGATCGGCACTAAATTTTTCTCTCGAATTTTCTGTATACATCTTGATAATGTTTGGATCAGATATCTTAAGATCTTTATGTTCTTTAATCCATTGACTGCTTAAAAAAGGTGTACATATTCTACATTTTAAATTACAGAGATTGCTCAATTTTAAATCAAGACTTTTCGGAGATTGTCTAGGAATATGATGAAAAAATGTAGAATTTGGATGCAATTTTCCTCCATTATCATACATTTTACGCATACTCATCATACCTGCTTTTTCTTCATCCCAACAAGCATGACATCCAGAAGGTCTTTCATTGCGTAAAAACTGCCCTCGAAGCTTCTGCAATTCTGGCTGATTCCATAAATCTTCTATTGTAACATCTGGAAGTTTAGGAACATCTTGTTGCCAATCGCTATCTCCTACTTTATATTTACAGCAAGGTCTAGCACGACCATCAGGATCTATCTGTAAATGTATAAAAGGATAAAGACAAAAATTTTCCGGAACCTGTGACTCTAGATCTTTCAAAAATTTAGGAAATTGACTGTGTTCGTACTCTGGCTTACCTAACAAGTTAAAATTAAATTCTCTATCTAAAATCCCTGCCATCTTAATTTTATTTTCAGTAGGTACGCTTTTAGCCTCACCATAACTAACAATAATTTCATCATCTACGTAATTTTTAAATATTCTTTTATCCATTAAATAATCCTGCACTTACGCAAAAAAGACATATATAAAGGAAGATATTTAATAAATCCATTATAAATATCTAGAAGTTCATTAAAATTAGTTACAGCGTCTTTATACTCAACTGCCCATGTTTTTTGTATAAATTTATTATCACGAATAGGAATTTTATTTTTAAGACAATCTTCTAATAGATGTTCATATCTTACAGTAAGGTGTTTATAATTTTTAAATAAATGCTTTCTATATTCGGTAGATTGATAATGATTAAATAAGTATTCTATCCACTCATCGATCTGAACTGTAATTTTTCCTAAAGCATCAGCAGGTACAGGGTTTTTGTGGTTTTCGTATCGGTGAGCAATTTTTGTAGTGTTAGCAATAACATGGCTTAAAGCCCTATCAAACATATTTCTTTCTAAAAATAAAAAACGAAAGCCACAATCCTCTAATGTTTGAATAAAATTATCATAAGACATTCTGCTTTCGTTGCAAAATAAGATAGCTACAAGACTCTGATCTGGATTTATCTTCTTTATTTGAGCTGCCCTTTTATCCATAAACTGTTGCCTATCTAATTTTTCAGTAGGCATTTCTGTAGACACTTTAACGAAATTATCATTATCATATGTATAATCCCAAAATACATTTGTATACATATCATAATTTGTTATTTCATCTAGTAGAACGCACTGTTTTGGCAACATTGATTGTAACCAATGACTTCCACATCTAGGTTCTCCTACTATACACCATCTTTCAACCATTGTTTAATAATTCCTTTGTACTCATAATATCAAAATTACAATGGCACATCTTCTTAGTGCAGATTACTGGATCAAGTGGTAAATTTATTTCGGAGTTATCTATTCTTCCTATGACACCACCCTCTTTACACCACCCCCTGTAGATACTTCCATCCATATCAACTATCAACTGCTCTACTCCAGCAAAACATTGCCACCCACTCCAATCATTAGTTTTTTCACTAATAAATCTATGAGCACTTGACACCTTGGTAATACCTTCTGAATCTACCATACGCATTGCACCTCGATAATATTCAAAAGTTTTAGTAAACTTTATATGTTTACTAATTAATTCATGTTGTTTATCAAATATTTTCTTTTGGAAATCATTATATTCGTACAATTGCTCTCCAAAATCTATAATCAATGGCTGTAAAGCCATTGATAAATTTCCTAAATTTTTTACCTTGTTTGCAACGGAATAGCAATAATCGAACTTATCTGGACTCATCATAATATTGACATGTGTACGCACTTCATTATTAAGTATCTTTACCACTTCAATAAAATGTTTTTCATCGGCGTGTTCAGGATGAAAACTTAAACACACATGATCAAAAAATTGTTTATTTTCTTCCCACCATCGAGTAGTTCTGGACCCATTACTTATAAGTCCTACCTTAATGTCCATGTCAGTACAAAACTTACAGATATCAATAAAATGTTTAAACATTGTTACTTCGCCGCCTGTAAATTCAAAGTATATATTTTTATGCAAATAATGATTTTTTACTTTAGTTATAAACCTTTTAATCAATTGTAAATCAGGCCAAGACTTACTACCATCATGCAGATTAGAAGGGCAATAGCTGCATTTATAATTGCAAGTATTACCTAAGCACCAGTTGATTACAAACCAATCCCTATGTTCTTCTTTTGAATGTTCCAACCTTATATATTTGTGTTCCATTAAATTAATTTCCAAAAATTATAGTTATTGTAGATGTTTAGTCATATCAAAAAAATCTGCATATTCCGGAAATGTCTCTACAAAATTTAATTTTCTACGCTCGTCAAATTTACTAAACCATGTATAAAATTTTTTCCTATCTTCCAATCTATCTTGATTATTATTACGCAAGCTATTAGCTAAATTTTGTAAAAATATAATATATTGGTCCCATCTACCCCAAAAATCACTAACTTCAGGCATTATACCTGTTCGTTGCTGCATATACTCGATTGCTTCATCAATATATCTAGCAAAATCAGTTGTCAATACAAAAGGACTCTGATGACTAGGATAATTCACTACAGCTTGTTTAAGAGATATTGGTCTATTATATTTTTTGTACAAATTTTCAGTGAATTTAATAAAATCTACAGTCGTAGCAATACTTAACGCATTAATACTGGAAATAAAACCAAACTCAAAATTAAATTTACTGCCTAGTATTTTATCAAGATTACTGACAAATCTTTCCCAATCTAAACCATTTCTTATATATTCTGCCCTATTACCAACTGCTTCCATACTACCTAAAATTTCAACATCAAAATGTTCTGTTAATTTAGGCAAATATTCTAAAAACTTATTCATATAATTTGGAGGAGTATTTAAATTAGTAACTATCCAAAAAGTCATTCGTTTTTTTCTCAAATGCTTTACAGGTTCGATCGCCAATATAGACTTTTCAACAAATCTATAAAATTCAGGCATAATTAAAGGCTCTCCACCAATAGCACCTATTCTTCCTAAATGCAGTTTTACAGTATCAAACCATTTCCAATAATATTCTTCAAATTTATCATTCGCTTTTGGAAACTCTCTATCATATTGTTCTTGTGTAATTTCACCATGCTTTATTCTTTCTGTGGCCCATTGTGTACTGTATACATGATTGCAATACATACATTTCATATCACAAGTATTACCTAAACTTACTTCAAGCATATAGGGCATATGAGATTTAAGTGCAGGATGATGAATGGATTGTATCTTAGACATCTCTACTCTTAATAATTCTTCTGAATAATTCTGATTATAAGGAATAGTTTTAGATCTAAGCAGCTGGTGCCAAAATTTATCAGGATCGTGTCTAGGACTACTCATACCTGCATCTTCTAACCCCCAACAACTTCTACAATCTTCATGTCTCTTACCTTGAACCAGAGCCAATCTAGATTGCAACATATCATAATTATTAAGGAAAGCATCAGTTCCTAATTTTTCTAAAGTAGCTTCCGATACTGGCTTACTAGGAGTACGACAACAACTACGGAATTCGCCACGTTCCATATGAAAGATAGGATAGTTCCATTTAAGATCACAGATGGTATTAAATGGGTCAGAGTAATTATCAGAATCTACTATAGGAATAGTTTTTCGTCTCATTTTTTTTCCTTAGTTCTAATTTTAATTAGAATAATATTTTTCAATCATTTTCTATTAAGTCTACTCTATTATGCGACTTGTAAACACGTTTGAAAAACTTTGATTGATAACTATTAAAAGTTACTATGTCTAATTCTAAATTATTTCTTAACTCTTTTTCTAACCATTCTAAACGATAATCTAAATCAGTTGCAGATCCGTATTCCTTTGTATTCCAATACTCAGTAAGATAATCAAAATCTCTTACATTACGATAATCCCAATCTGTTAGATTAGTCATATAACATCCTTCCCTGGCACCCATCATAGCCCATAAACCATTTTCCATATCAGCACCAACATTACACCAAATTAATAATCTATGTAGATTCTTCCAATGCACACCTTCTTTTACAGTGACTTTAGTAAGTTTAGCCCCACGATTAAGGCTCATCTTTACACCTTCTCTAAATCCAGCACGCCAGGCTTGAAATGGTGTAGCATTATTATATACATCACTGTAACAATCGTTCATTTGGATATATTTATTATCCCAACAAAAATCAACTTGACCGACTCTATCATCAGGATCTGAGTTTTCATGTGTCTTCATATTCATTACAAAGTCTACAGTCCAGCATTTTAGTCCACCATTTCCGTACATTAAACCGTTTATGATATTATGTCCGCTCCAACTTATTACACTATTTTCTAATGTAGGATATTTTTCCATATCAATTTCTATATTAAGAAAATCCGTACGAATAATATTATCACCGTCTACTGTGGTAAAACGTGGTGTCTCACTTAACTGAGCACAGGCTTTATGAGCACTATCACTACCTTTAACTCCATGAACACGTTTAGCCCAAGGTACTTTGGTCAATAAATCAGCATAATTTTTCTCAGCATTTGGCTCATCATAACTAAGATAAATGATATCATACTCAATAGGTCTGAAAGTTTTTGTCATGCTTTTGTCTTTATATATTGATATTTGGTAAATAGTTTTCTTGTAAAAATGCTTATCTTTGTTTCATTATAGTCTATCTCGTCAAAAGGTAAAATACAATAATAGTTTTCTATTAATTCTTTAATTGGAACTGTTAAAGTTTTTATTAAAATATTTGGGTCATTATAAAGAGTAATATAAAAGTTAAACTCTTTATCAAAGTATAAATTTCTTGCCCTAAAACTATCAGCAAGACTTCCATTTATATATATTTTCCAACAAGTATCTATATAGTCCTGTATTAAAGTAATATCATTGAAAGGATCATAGATAGTAGGATAGCTAGTACTTGTCCTAAAAGGAATTTGAAATATTACATCTTGTATGCTCTGCAATACCTCATCTTCTTCGTCTTTTTTAATAAAAACAAAATCCTTTTCGTCAGGACTAAAAACAATCTTATAATTGTCAATATTATCATTACCTTCTAATATTGCCTGTACTTGATGAAATTGAACAACTACCGATGGCAAATTATAATCTTGCACACTACTAATAGACTTAATTTCACCAGTATCTTGAATAAAATGTACAAATCTTTCTGTGTTTACATTAGAATTATATCTACGATTAAATTCTTCCAACTGATCTTCTGTAATATCCCATTCTACTTGTAACATTATTAAATTCCTAAATCTTGTTCTAAATGATTAATTATTGTGTCATTTAAAAAACTGTATTCAGTATAATGAAATAAACCAAACTGTTGATAATTTCCTATTTTTAATTGACATTTATCGTTAAAATACCCACCAATACTATCTTGCCATGATTCGGTAGGATTTTCCCAACCTTGTAACATTGACTTCATATGTGTAAACGTAACGACCGAATCTCTATGTGAAACAATTTCTTCGCAGTCAAGTATTTTAGTAACTAGACTGACTGTAACGTCCATACTAGGTACTTTAGGATAATTTAAATTAACATATTTTCCGTAAAATAATTCCCAGTTATTATTAATATATTCTACCCAGCTGAAAAAATTCTTGCTAAAGTCAGTTTTTTTAAAATACATAAGACCAGAATATAAATCTGGTAATTGATTTGAATCAAAGGCTTTACGATAAAATCTTCCAGTAGCAATACGATTTCTATAGTCCCTTACTGAACTTGTAAAAAATATTTCGTACTTATCAAGATAAGTCCACCAATGACTTAGATCGGATAATACTAACATATCTGCATCTAAAACTATTGTTTCATCATAAGGACTACAATGATAAAGCTTCCATCTATCTTCTGTTTTATAAGTAGTGGTATTTGTATTATTATAATCTCTCCATGGTATTGGAATTATATTATCAAAAACTACTCCATATTTTGAAGGTAAATCATTATCAGTAACAATACTAACGTTAGTATCAGGTATATGCTTTTTTAAACTAAGTGCTAGAGCATAGGCACATTTAGTATACTTTTTAATACCCGAATCTTGAGCAAAGATTAAAAATCCTTTACTCATTCGCACACTCCTCTATAACCCTTGAAAGACTGAATTTGTTCATAACATGAACATTGATGCCTTTAGTTTTTATCAAAGTATATTCTCCCTTATACTTTTCCTTTTCTAGAAGTAATGTAAGTTGCTCTTTATTATGTTTTAAAAGTATGTCCTTATCAATAGAATAATACAAAGTACCTGGTAGCTCATGTGCCCAAGATCCAGTTTGATAACCATTCATTATATGGATAGCAATACTAAAAGCAAAATCATTCCTATATAAACTGTGATCTATTTGATAAACATATCTATAATAATTCCAGTTATCTTGTATGTGAGATAATAAATTAAAGAAAGTCTCTGTATTTTTATTTTTTCTAAAATAAAAAACAGTAGCCCAATAAAAATCAATTGATTTGTCACTTAATGTAACTAATCTAGGATCATACCTGAATCCCGAAAGATCGACACTATTTTTATAAATTAAAAAATCATGAGATTGTTCCCAACAATATTTTAATACATCATTGTTAATTAAATAATCACAATCTATAACCAAGGTTTCATCAAAAGGACTTAATTCAAAGCTTTTCACACGTATATCATTCTTAAATCTAAGGCGTCTAAAACTCATTGCACCATCAAAATATCTTCTATACTGAGGAGAAGATGAATAAACTATCTGAACTTCATTGGTATTTTTCCAAATTTCATTATTAATTTTAACATTTATTTTATCAATATTAGAATTACATAGCCATAGGGTTCTTTCATAAAGTAATAAATCACCTTTTAAAAAATTTTCAGTACAAGATAATTCTTTAACATTATCTAATATTAAATCATATTTGTCTAAAGAAAATTCCCCATCTTCACTATATTCTTCTCTGCATCGATATAATTTGTTTTCGTACCATACATGCTGCCCTGTTAGATAAGGCAAATTTGGATACCATTTGTCAACATCTATTCCAACATATTCTTTACTTAAATTTAATTCACTTACATCAAATGGCAAAATATCCTCACCTTCTGCTTCTTTTTTCCAAATAGAATGTTCATAATAAACTAGACTGCCTACAGGATATCGATAATTTAAATTAAAATTTCCTATATCAGACTGATGAACTACCTTGATCAAGATGTCAAGATAATCTTTATAATTAGGACATTGTTTGGATAACCAATCAAAACTATCAGTTACCAAAGCTATAGGAATATTCAAATGTTTCTTGACCTGCTTTGCAGCATAAAGAGCTATCTTAGTATAATCAACTTGCTCGTTATTTAGAGCATATATTAATAAACCTTTACTCATTATCAATCAAAGCCTCGACCGATCTATTCTTTTTAAGCGATTGATAATTATTATAATAACTATTACTAGCAATAAAATATTGGTTAATTATATCTTCTAAGAATTTATTAAGATCATTGATACGGATAGGTAATTCATTATCATCGATAACTACTACATCAGTTGTATGATTCAAATCAACCAAGGTTTTTATAAAAGTAATTAGATCCTTAGTAATAGTAAACGTGCCTCCATTTTGATAAAAGACACAATCATTGCGATATTTTTCTTTAAGAGATCTTTTCTGATTATTTAGAGTTACCATAAAATTGGCAAACTCGAGAGCTTTTTCTAAGCGTTCATCCATATTTTCTCCGACATGATACGGTACTTATCTTAAGGAGAAAAATGTAAAAAAATTTATGGACCAGAACTTGTAGCGACAGTTGGAGCAGATAAAGTTACTGTAGCACCAGTTGGAGGTGTAGCTGCTTGAGGTCTATAGGTTTGAATTTTACTGTTTAAAGTTCCATCTACGTTTTCATCAATATTTTCACTTTGATCATCTCGATAAGTAATTCGCCATGTCATTTGTGTTGCTGTTCCGGAACTATTACTTGCCACATTACATAATGCTTCTACTTGAATATCATTTTGAGAATAAGTTGCACCACCTGTAATTGAAAATATAGTTTGATAAGAACTAGTTAAATCATACCAACCTACACTCGAGGCACTTCCTGCAAAGGCAGTAGTCGATTCATAATTGAATCTCATTGGTCTAAAACTAGCTGTTAAAGCATTCCAAGATACACCTTTAGATGCTGAAAATCCTGACATAGAAGGAGAAAATCTAATCTCCCCTCCAGCATTAAAATAATGTCTACCTGCATCAGCACTAGAAAATGTAATAGTTACAATATGTTGTCTAGTACCATTCCATCCTGATATAGATGCAGAAATTGGCTCTTCTAAGGACATCTGAGCAGCAGCAGCATTAAATCTAGTACCAGTTAATGATATAATTGCATTTGAATATGCTATCCAATCACTAGCATAAATTACACCTCCAGATGAAATTGTAGCTAGAGCAGGATTAAACACAGCATTTGTCTGATGAATAGATATTGACTCTATATCTGCTTTTAAATTTATTATGTGGCTAGCTGCAACATTTGCATGTACAGCGACTTGAGAACTAGCCAACGTTTGACCATATCCTCTATCACCCGTTCCATTGCCTAAAATAGTGGCTACTGCACTTTGTAGTCCATTATAATCTGCCGCCTCTATAATATTTCCCTGACCAATTGTCATTGTAGATTCCTTAGCTTATTTACAATATCACTGCTTCAACTAATTTTACTCCATCATTAGAACTAGATTCTAAAGAAATAGCAAATACATCAGCAGACCCCGGAGGTGCTTTAATTGCTACACCATTAGCACTAGCTACCATTCTGTCTCCTTTTGAAATTAATCCTTGAACCCTAGTTGGAACTCGACCTTTTAAAGCTATTAAAGTTCCTCCTTCTAATTGACTATTCATTACATAAGCAGGATGAGCACTTACTACACCTATAGCTCTTTGTCCAATATCACTAGCTGTAATTTCTTTTTCGCCACCAATAACTACTACTGTACCTACCTCATATTCTACATCAGCAAGATATTTTTCAGCTAAGTCAGCATATGTAGATTGTAGTCTAGAACCGCTGCCTAACGACCAATCGCCTGTTATAGTACCAGCTGTAGATGATCCTCCGGTGGTTAATGAAGTAGTTTGTACACTGGCAAATTGCACATTGCTTGATGTAGTAAGTCCACTACATGTTCCTGTTATAGTTCCACTGGTTAAATCTAAATTTATCCCTGTTTGCCCTGTAGTATCACCTACCGTTATTCCAGATATTAATCCCTGAACATCTACCCAACTAGGAGCATTACCAGCACCATTAGATTTTAAAACATACCCTGTAGTACCCGGAGATAAAAACGCTGTCACACTACTATTTGACTGATAAGGAATAGACCCTGTCGATCCTCCTGCTAGACTAGTAGCAGTTGCAGAATTTCCTGTGCATGATCCAGAGGATCCCGACACATTTCCAGTTACATCTCCTATTAACGCTCCTCTAAATTTAGCAGCATAAAGATCGGCTTGACCGTCCCTGGCTGCAATAGTATTTGGATCGGCTGCTATGGAGCTAGCAAAATAAGAAATACCACATAAAAGATAATCAGCATTTGTCGAATTAACCGCTGCACCTACACCAATCAAAACATCACCGGCTTGTAGTTCTTCTATAGTTGATCCATTTAATACTAAAGGATATCTATTGGCCATTTACTTTTTCCTTAATTACTTAATACAGATATATCAGCAAAACTACCATCTCTTCTTTTTACACTAAAAGATGATAGAATTTGCCCCCAATAAGGAGCTGAAGTAACACTGCCATTCCCTACCTGGGTAAAATATTTTTTGATTGCTAAACTATTAGGAATCACGAAACCTGTAGTACTAGGAGCAGTTTGATAAGGAACTGCTCCAAATTCTCCTCCTGCTATCTTAGCACCCCCTAAAATATTTACATTTAAAGTGTTAGTAGCAGAGTTATATATAAAATTCTCATTAACTTTCAGTTCATTATAACCATCTGTAGCCAAAACGAAAGGTACATATGTTGTTATAGTTCCTGAATTCACATCTATTTCGACTTTATCTGCTTCCGTTGCTCTTTCTGATAGACCTTTAAACACTCTAGCAGTAATATCACCGTCTGCATCTCTGCTTACAATCGAACGCTTGTCTACTGTGCTTGGAGTAAGAATGGATGCAGTAATATAATCTGTATTAACTAATAAAGCATTAGAATTTGTAGCTACTCCGTTGAAAGCATTTGCCCAGACTACATTAAATTTTCTTGCAGAAGACCCAATGTTATTAACACCTGAAGTACTAGGATCGTTAGATGGTAAAGCTTTATCATATCCTGGTAGGATATCTTTGCCTACAAACTCTACAGGATACTTCAACCCACTAGAATTTGTAATCACACGTATACTGGAACTAACGCTGTTTTTGATTATAGGGGTTGTAGCATCAGTGTCTATATAAACTGCTAAATCCTCATCATTACCAACTGTAAACCCTGGGTCATAAAATCTAACTTTTGTTGGAAATATTGTGTTTATTGCTGTGGCAAAATCCGTATCTTTTTTTCCATTTAATCTCAAACTATTGCTAGCTGTTCCCCATAAACTAAATTTAGGTTCATTATCAACACCAAAATCTGTTACACCATAATTAGAAGCAGCAGAACTAGTTTGTTTTGTCCAAGGTAATGTTATTCCTTCTTTTATAACATCAAAAGAGCTAGAAGTTGTAAGTTGGTTCGGTGCTATTCTAAAATCAGTTTTACTTATAACATACGTTGTCTCATCATTAACAATACATTCAATAATAGCATGATTTCCGCCATAAATATCTGAAACTACTTTACTTCTCATCTGAGTAGTTCCAAACCCAGCAGCAACTTCTGGACCGATAAGTGTAAAATCAGTGCCATTATTAACGAATAATTGTTTTGTAGTTGTTTTAAACCACAAATCACCAGCTGTTTGACCTACTGGTTGATCTGGCGAAGCATCGGCTCCAGCTGTCTTCCATGCTACTCCAGTATAATAATTTAATCTTTTTGTGCTACTATTATACCAAATTTGCCCACTTACAGGTTTAGGCGGTGCTGTTGGATTACTAAAATGCTCAAGTAAGTGTAAAAAATTCTCGTTTTGAGCTTCCCCATAACCAGCATAATTTTTGCCAATAAGCTTGATATCTAACGTACTATCAATAGTTCCGTCGTCAACAACGGTGAGCGTTGTTCCATTAAATCTGTCAATACTATATGGCATTCTTTAAACCCCTTATTCTATATATTTATTATCAATGCAGATCTACCCATGCCCCGTTAGCTCTAGCTTGAACTTTGTTTACAGTAAGATTGTAAATTATTTCTCCATCTTCAAAAGGAATACTAGAGTCTCTATTATCTCTTTGAAGAGTAGTAAAAGTAGGCAATTTAAACATTTTAGATGCCCTTAGAGACCCATCAATATCTAAACTATACTGTGGAACTGACTGAAAGATTCCCACTCGTTGCTGTGGCATTGCATTCGAAACTATAGACAATCCTGCTGAGTTTACATTTACCCTTACTTCATCTAAAGGCCCTAGATACAATACTGTATTATTTTTAATCCTAATTGGGCCTAATGCATTGTTATCAATGTCATTACGAAGAACAGTATCTGCGTCTAATAAAGAACCATCAGAATAAACTAAATTGTCGGCTTTTGTTGCTGTTACATTAAATTTAAGAGCAGTTTGTCCTCCCACTGGAACATTACATACATTAAATCCCGGCTTAATTGGGTTATTAATTATTCCCTGCGGGAAAACTCCATCCGGAATACTAAAATCAGTAGCAGAACTACTAAAAATCCCTAAAATCGAACTACCGAGCCATAAAACTAAAATTACTCTTTCAACATTATTAGCATCGTTAATAGTTCTAGTCTCGAATCCACTTATACCCTGACTTGCTTTATAACCTGGGCCGACTAGTTTTAGCCCTTCTTCTCCGTCATACATCCACAACTGATTTTCAGCACTGTCTATCCAAAAGTCACCTTGAGTTAAACTAGCTACTAAGGGTGGTGTTCCTGAAACAATAGGACCACTTGTTTGTTTCCATTGTTGTCCGGTATAAACCTTCAACCTTAATTCATTAGTGTCATACCAAATTTGCCCAGTTGTTGGATTATTAGGAGAGCTAGTATTAGCAAAATTCTCTAAAAGTTTAACAAAATTTTCATTTAGGTAGGATCCAAAATTTGAAGTATTCTTACCTATTAAAGTTAAATCTGTGCTAACTTGATCTAAACTACTATCAATAACGTCCGCAAGTAAAGACCCGTCAGTCCTAAATATTTTGTAACTCATTCTTGATATCTTCCAGTAAAAATAATATAATTTATAGCCAAATATGGATTCATAACATTAGAAGAAACTCCAGTGCTAGCAGGAGTAGTTCCTCCTGTTACTATTGTTCCTAAAGAAACATTCACTAAACTTTCATTTCCTCCAGAACCTCCAAGATTATCAGCAGCACTATCACTTACCCTATCTACTAGACTAGGAGTTGCTACCAACTGAGTAACTTGTGTTGCAGTAAAGTTAATACTTCCCACTGTGTAAGGACTGGCACCATTTATAGTAAGTTGGGTGCTACTGTCAACTGCTACAATTGTTGTAATTCCTCCAAATGATCCTAAACCAGATACTTTACTTAACAACATTCCTGCAAACAACCCAGTTGTAGAATTTATTCCTGTTATTGTAGTTGTAGTTGGCGAACTTAAAGATTCTTGAATAACTCCTGAAAATCCTGTTAATGATACTGTATTTTGAGGAACTTGAATTCCATTATACATTGTGTCTCTACCGAGAGCGAATCTTCCCCTGAGATCAGGTAACTTAAAAGTTCCAACCCCAAGTAATGTTCCTACATTATACAACCCGCCAATTATATCATACAATTCTGGATAATTGGCTCTTAAAACTTCTGCTCCATCGCAGAACAAGTACCCATTAGGTGGCGAAATTCCAGCATAAGGCACAATTGTTCCTACAGGAACCACAGCTATACGAGAAAATAATAAATTTCTAGTTGTTTTTTTAACTAAACCGTTCTGAATTACAAGAAATGTATCATTAGGTAAAGCTGTATTTCCAGTGATAGTTTCTTTATCATTTAAAAAGGAAGGGTCAATTTCTACTGTAAACGTTTTTTGTGTGCCACCTGTAGCACCATCGAATAAAATTGAACCGTTGCTAGTGGTTCTTATATCACCACTAATACTAAAAGTTGTAGTGTTTGCTAACTGAGTAGCTGTACCGCTTATGCTACCAGTATAGACTCCAGTAAAATTACCTATAAATTGTGTTGTACCTGCATTATTTCCTACAACATCCGCATATACACGCCCATATGCTTTATCACTATCTCCTAAATTATAAATTGAATTAGCACTAGGAATAATAGTCTTTGATATTGTGGTATCATTCAAAGTAGTCTGTGATCCTACAAATAATTTCTTTGCTATACTTGTTCCACCGGCAACAGTAAGAGCACCTGTTAAATTTGTAACAGTTGTATTAGATGCTAAATCGGTAGACCCTAATATCTTTACTGACTGAGAAAACTTTCCGGACCCTACTACATCCAAAGTTTCTAAAGGATTTATATTATTAACACCTATTCTAGTTCCTTTTAGTGTGAGCAAATCTACAGCATTAGGATTTACATAGGTTCGAAAAATAGTATTGGCACCATCTGTATTGTTGTAGATAACTAATTCTCCGCCAGAATTACTAGCAAAACTTATATTAGAGTTAGATCCTAATGTTAAACCTTCGTCACTTCTAATAGTAAATCTATAATCTGTTGCACCTGCAATATCAGATCTTAAAAATTTTGTAGATTCAACAGTAAAATTTCCTACTAATAATGCGCTTGCTTTTTCAGCCGTTCCCCAAAATTTATTAGAAACTCCTCCTGATTCTGCAAATGCTTTGCTACTAAGATTAATACCAGGATTTAGCTCAACAAACCCATCAATAGTAATCTTTGGTGTGAACTTATTTTTTGTTAAAATTATAACCGTTTCACCGCCTACAACAAATCTAATTATTATTCTATCAATATTTAAAGTATCTTTTATTGTTTCAATTACCGGACCACTATCAGACCCTTGGCTAAACTGCGGACCGATCAATATCCAACTAGCTCCAGACCAGAAAAATAACTGCTTGTTTGTTAAATCTACCCAAATATCGCCAACTTTTTTATTTGTAGGTGGAGTGAAAGATTTAAAAACGTTTCCTGCTGGTCCATAAGTTTGCCCATCAAACACTTTTAATTGATTGTTGTTACTATCATACCAAATTTGTCCGACAACTGATTTAGTAGGTAATGGCTGAGCAGTACCGGCAAAATTTTCTAAAAGATGTAAAAAATTTTCTCCTATTGACCTTGCGTATCCTGGATAGTTTTTACCGACAAACTCTAAACTAGTTTGAGTGTTTAATTGACTATCTTCTACAGTTATAGGATTTTTTGTAGTATCAGTAAAATTCAATGTGTATGGCATATTAGATCTCACTTAATCCTGTTAAACTTTGTACTCTTACTGTATAATCTATCTGAATTAAACGATTCAAACTTTTTTGTACAGGGTGAAAAATAACATGAGTTAATAATCGTCCATCACCATCTGGATTATATGATTCTAGCCCTAGCTCATCAAATACATAAGTTCCTTCATTATTAGAACTATTATCAAAAGCCTCTTGATCAGCTGGCTCACCGTAATCTAATAAGCACGTAACAAAAATGTCTGTGTAATTAGTACCTGTTATATGCCTAGTCTCAAGTTTATTTCTAATAGGATCGATATTAACAACAGATCTATCATCGATAACTTTACTGTATGTTTTATTATATAAGCTGGCATTAGTGCCCGTGCTATTAGGAGTCAAGTAAGTTATAATTCCGGTAGGATCGATCGTTGTTCCTCCATTACCAAAAATCATTTTATAAACAAAACCTCTACCCGAATTAGCCATGCTTTCTGCTAGACCTATACTCATATTTTCATAATGTATAGCATTACGCTTATTAATATAAACTTTTCCGGAATTAGGATCAAATATTTTTATATGACCTTCTATATGAATTCCTGTTAATTCTTTATCTAGCATAGTTTTGTCTCTTTTCAATATTTATTATATATTAATTTCAGGATAAAAAGGTTTAACAGCAAGAATAAACCTAGCCTGTTCAGAATTCGAAGCAATTAACGGCAAATCCTTATCTTTCCAAGTTCTTCCTATACGTTTAACTACTAATATTTCTTTGTTTGAAACCACTGGATCTTGAAATTCAACTAAAGAACCGTCGGCGGGTACCGTAAATCCGGCTTGGAAAATAGAATCTGCTTCTGGACTATATGGATAATTTTTTAATTTATCAAATTTAACTATAGAAGATTTATTTACTCTTTGACCGCTTAAGAATACCTCAACACCGTCCTGATCCGTCTGAGACTCAAAATCTTTATTTGGTACTTGTGGAACAAAATCTAAATTAATCTGTGTTGTACTTTCTGTAGTAATTAACTTAGAAACTAATTGCTGATCTAAATAAGGGATAGTTTCTGTACTACCAATATTAATAACTAATATTCCAGCCTTGTGTAAAACAGGAGATCCTGTTCCTAAAGTAGCACGTCTAATTTTACGTAATTCATTGCCTTCTTTTTCAAAATATTCAATACGTTCTCCATTAATTTCAATAATACCCGGTATATTCTCTATAATACTAGGTTCATCTAATACTGATCCATCATCAACCTTTATTACTGTAACAAATTGTGTTAAATCTTCAGATAATCTTGTTATTTTATCTTTATTAAATCTTTTATAGTGTACTCTGCCTAACATGTCTTTAAACTGCATGTACCCAAATCCATCATCTTTAATCGCAGAAGTAAACAAGACTATATCAATAATATCACTAGTATCAACAGATGCAGTCAAAATAATTTGATCTTTAAAGGTATCTAAATAAAAATCAATACCAGATGATAATAATTTATTATTCTTAATGACCCATACAAAGTCATCTATATTAACTTTTTTAGATAACTTTATTTTCCCTCCTTGTAAACTTCTATATCTATAAAAATCAGGAGTATCAATATCTAATCCTTGGATATAAGTCAAACTTTCTTGAGAACGTTCGATTTCTAATACATCATGGTTATAAAAACTAATAACTTCAATGTGTTTATTATTTAGAGGAGCTGAAACAAATTCTAAATTTAAAGAACTGTTTATCCTTTTTAAAGAATATTGAAAACTTATATTATTAGAAACTAATAGTTTTGCTCCTTCTATATATAATGATGAGTCTAAAATTATACTTACTCCTACTACATCAACATTATAATCAGTTAACCTAGATAATAATTTTCCGTTAAGATACACTTTTAACTGCTCAACATTAACTTGATATGGAACTTGCTCATATTGTGTCAGACGATAACTTAAATTATTATTAGATAATTCAAAATACTCGTTTAGATAAGGATATAATATCTCTCCATCTACTATAACTATAACATTAGAATGGTCTGGTAACAAATTTCCTACTTGATTAGATAAAACAAAACTTAAGGTAGACCCGTCACCTACAAAAGTTTCTGACTTAATAATACTAGCTGTAGAATTCTCATCATTAGTCATTAAGTAAGTTATTACAGATCCAGAAGTAGGAGCTTGTCCAAATCTTATTCCGGTACGATTAGTCATTGAATAAGAAATGTCTGTTTCAAAAATTTCGTAATTTAGCACTGCTCCATCTACTAAAACAATATTGCCATTTGTTTCAGAAAATGGAGCATTAGTAATAAACTCTAATGTACTTCCATCACCTATAAAATAATCCTGATCTAGTAGATATTCCGAACTATAACCTATTGAAATAATACTAACTTGACTATTAACTACAGGAATATTGGTAAGCTTTACAGATCTCGATTTCCAATCATAACTATAATCATCTCCAGAGACTAGTATAATTGAATTTAATTTAACAATTATTCCATTTGTATTTTGTGGTAGTTGAGGAATATAAAAAGTATCTTCACCCCCGTTAGCTATAAATGTTTTAAATAAAATCTTGGCTCCTGAAGTTCTAGGAGCTTGAAAAACTTTTATTGCTACAGCATCAACAATATGCCCAGGAACTACTTCTTCTGGAGCCGGACTATTTAAAGGTGTAATTAAATCATCACCATCAACAATAATATCTTCTGGATTAACTCCATTAGCTGAAGAAAACGAAAAGCTTCCTCCGACTAACTGAGTATCATAATCATTAGGTTTAGGACTTATACTTCCATCTTCTGTTACTTGTTGATTTTCTTCTCCCCATAACTCGGAATTCCATCCAAGCGAATCCCACCCTCCGGTTCCAATGAAATTTACTAAACCTTGTATATTCACTCCACCGTAATCAATACCTGTCATAAGCTGACTAAAATCTTTGCCTGCCATTCCAATTTCAGGATTGTAATAATGATATATTCTATCTAGGGCATGTAAATGTAAAAAGCTTATTTTATATTTTATCTCTATATTTTGCCCTCTTAAAGGAGCAGTTTCTAAAACTAGCATTCCGTAATAACTTGTAAATCCTCTCGAGACACTAGACTTAACAGTAACATAATAGTCGTCTTTTAATAGTTCAATTCCGTCTGCTTTAACTATATAGGAATCTTTAGAAGTCACAGGGGCATATTTTAATAAAAATTGACGCAGACTACCTGTTCCATTAAACGTTTCGGTAATATCTAATTCATTATCTTTATAATAATTTGATCTAGCAACTCGATCAAATTTCATTGAAACTTTAGAGGCTCGTACTACTTCTGATTCTAAAACAGCAACAACCTTAGCAGGCATGCCATTCTCTGATAATCCACCATCTACTTCAATTAAAGGAGTAGTAAGATATCCGGACCCAGCATCAGTAATTTGTATTCTATTAAGCTTACCACCTGCTATATAACCGTTAGCTTTGGCTATTTTCTTAGCTTGTCCATTAATTTTTATTATAGGATTAAACAAATAGCCAGAACCACTATCAACAATCACTAACTCTTTGATATAGCATCCTACGTTATCCTTAAAAAATTTCCATGGATATGAATTTAACATTGTATCTAATGTTGTGCTGTCATCGAAAATATTAAAATTAACAACATTCAACTTAAAATTTTCATCAACATAAGAAGGTAAATCAAAGTCTGTGACAACTGATCCAGAATTTTCAATTCTAGAATAAGAACTTACATACTCTCTAATCTTAGTTCTATAAGGCTTAACTTCTTTTATATAATCCTCAAAATTTTCTAAATTATCATTTTTATATGTTATCTTTTGTTTCAACTCTCCAAGATTGTGTTTGCTTTTAATAAAACTTGTTTTTGTTATATAATCAACAAAAGGTTGTTCATACAAAACATATCTTAACGAACTAAAGAATAATTCTAAATACTCAGTATATAAATCATCAACTAAAATATTTTTCTTTAAGACATTAAGAATAATTCTTAATTCTTTTACAGGTAAATTATCATAGTAAAAACTATCATACAAATTTCCGTCATACCCTATAATGTTTTTAGTAAAATCATAAAGTCCAGAATTTATTTGGATAGTTCCATTTTGTCTTCCAATAACTTTATAGTTTTTAGTATAATCAATAGTACTAACATTATTATACTTTTCCAACAATAACCAACCACCAGATCCAATAGTTTCAACTTTAACTATATCTCCAACTTTTGACTCTAATAGATAAAGTTGATTAGTATTTTCAACTAAATGATCAATTTTAGTATATTGATTATATCCGTCAAGATACCAGTCAATATAATCCCAATATTTTTTTACATCGTAACTTTGACTTTTAATTCTAAAAAACTTTCCAGTCCCTGAATATTCGTAAAGACTCCAAGTTCCAAAAACTACTTCATCATTTTTTACTAAAACTGTGTAACTGCGAACACTTAATATTGTATCGTCTATATATCCTTTACCTGCATTTATAATCTCAACACTAGTTACTTGACCTAATGTATCAATTACACAACGTAATTTAGCTCCTATTCCAGATCCTACTACTTTTACCCATGGTGGATTTACATACCCATAACCAGGGTTAACTATCTTAACCTCTATAATTCTTCCACTTTCAATAATAGGAGTTACTGTTGCTTGAGATAATAGAGCTGTGTTAATAAAACGTTGTTCTTCAACTATGTCAATAGCTTTATCCCAAATACCACTACTACTAGACGGAGGAATATCATAATTGTTCAAATCAGATATATCATATTCATCTGTTATAACTTTCCGCTTTAAAACTAAATTGACTCTCTCTACAAATTGTTTTAATGCTTCTATGCGATTAATAAACATACTTTGTCTAGGACGATTACTAATTCCGTATCGTTTTTTAGGAGGCAATTTTAAACTAGGGATCTGTCGATTATATTGATCATATCCAATAAGGCTATCTTCCCACTTTAATTCTATACTAGGAGGAATAATTGTTTTTTCATGTGTGCTTAGAAGTTTCCAATGACTATGTAGATTTGAATTCTGATACTGTTCATCAATAGTAAAATATTCTATATTTAAATTTGTTTTTTTAGATTTTATATAGTTTATTAGATTAACTAAAATAAAACTATTAGATCCAATTAAACTCATACATTCGTACCCGTAACCTATTGGATCTGCTATTAACTTACTTACATTATTAGCACTTAATTTTCTGTCTACTACAGAAAGAGGAACAATTGTAGGGTTCTTTACCCAATAGTAATAAACATTTTTAAAGCTTTGACTTACATTATCATAAACTTGTCTTAAACTGTAAACACTATTTCCATAACGTGAAGTTCCGCTTATTCCTAAACTATCGCCTTTATCGGATCCAGATAAAGTATCCCATTCTGATGGTTTATACTTAGTTTCTACCCATTCATAAACATCGATACTAGCAGTTTTATAAAGTTTATTCCAATTAGTGGATCTGTACGTGATATTACCTAAACTATTTTCTATAAACTTGGCACGACTTAAATCCCACCATAAAGTTCCTACATAATTTTTACTCCAAAACTGTCCTTCATCAACAATAACTTGCGAAGTTCCTATGCTATAGACAGCTGGATCATAAAAGGTTTTAAATTTAATTTCTTGATCAGCAGGACCAGGAATCTTACCTTGAGTTGTATCAACTATATCTATATACTTTAAAAGTTGATTAAATTCTGTATCATACAAGTAAGATTTTTTAAACTTTGAAATATCAACATTATCTTCTTGTATATACTTTATTTTCCAAGAAGTAGATTTAGGAAATTTTGTGTACGAAAATACCTTACCGGCATTAGAGGCTAAATCTTCTTCTTCGTTTATTGCACTTACAATTATAGTATCATCACCTACTGCTAGACTAAATCCATAACTATCTGAAATGTCGGTAAACTGATCCGTAGATAAAGATTCACCAAAACTGTAATTTTCAAAAAACTTATCAAATACATCTACTCTTCCTGAATTTATTCTAATATCATTAAATCTTAAAGTATTATTATCAAATATAGTGGTATCATTATCGAAAGTAGCAAAGTTATCAACGTCGCCATTTATAGATAAAACAACTAATGTCTGATCATTATTCATAAAAAATATAGAGTACCCGAAATAATCAAAAGATCCCGGAGTCTTCGAAACTACATCTTGCTGAAAAACAAATACATCATTCACTAACTTATAAATTTTGACTAAACCTGAATTTACAATAGGATTGTCTGCCTCAATTTCTCCTACTGCTATCTTTTTTCCATCACTAGTAATTGCTACACTGTAACCAAATAAATTAGATAAAGTCAACGTTTGTGTCAAAGAATAAAGATCTGATACTTTTTTATAAATTTTAACACTGTTTGTGTTTTTATCACCTAATACTGTTACTGTACCATTAGTTGCTAAACTTGTAGACGACACTGAAATTGATTGAATTTCAACCCATTGATTAGTAACAAATTTATAAGAATATAAATTACTAGAGCTAGTTACCAAAGTATAATATGTATTATCAGAATATAAAATCGAAATACAAGTTCCATACGATGTAACCGGTTTATTAAAAGTAGAAAAATACTGATAGGTTCCTAATGTACTATCCTTAATATAAAAATGAACGCTATTTGTTAAATCTGCTTTAGTTTCAGATAAAACTAACCATTCAGTGTCCGGACTCAGAGCTACAGCTAACCCTAGTTGTGTCGAATCATCATAAAAAGTTTTTATTATTTGTTGTTGAACAAAACTATTATCTTTAGTATTTTTAAAAAATATACTAATAGTATCGATATCTCCTACTGCACTAACCATACCATTTTGGCTAACTGCGACGACTCTACCAAAATTTTCATTATTTCGTGGTATGTCTAATCCGTTAATCGTGTTAATATTATAGACTTTTTTATATTCTAAAACTGTTTTTTTACCATAACCGTTGTCATCAATCCACACGAGTTCATTAGACTTAATCCTTTCAGGAATAACATCATTTAGTTGGTCAATATGATTAACTCTAGATTCAGTGAATATATAAATCAGTGTGGCTGTACTATCCGGAAAAAGATCATCCTTCCATTCTGGTATAGTCTTTTTTATATTAATTTTTTTGCCTGATATACTATCAATTTTATAAAATCCGTTAATCAAAGTAACATTATCAATTCCTATTATTTGCCCTGCATACATATTTGGTATTGAATTAAGAGTAATTGATAATACAGAATTATTATATTCAATCTTCTCTACTCTAGTAGCACTATGAGTTAAACGATAAACTGTCCATTTTCTCTGCGATTCTAGAAAAGCACACCAAACATAACTTCCTTCATTAAAATCTTCTATATCGAGACTCAATATCTCATCTAAAACGTCTAAACTAGCAGAGACATCATCATACCTAACATATCCTGGCGTTCTTAAAAATTCTTTTTTAACTGATGTAGGCCAAAGATTAGTTTTATATTCTATAGGCTTAATATATATTTCACTACCTTTTACTCTATAAACAAAATCAGGTTTTACAGCATCTGTTTCGGTTAGTTCGAATGGCTGAGGATTTAATAATATTTTTTCTTCATTAAGATTAAATTCTATTTCTTCATAAGTAGAAATATTTCCGTATGTACCTAGTCTAATTGCCCACTCTTCATTGAATGAAAGACTTTCTTGATTATCTGCACTTAATACATCAAATAATTTGGAAAAAGAATTTAAAGTTCCTTTTTCTTTAATATACCCTTGATAAAATTTATATTGACTAATATCGTCTAAAACAATATTTTCTAAGTATTGTCTTTTTTGATATCCAATCAAATGTTGTGCAATTTTTTGTTGTTCAATATCAAAATTGTCACTATCTAAATCATAAAAATCATTAAATTGTTCAGTTTTATAATCCCAATTTGGCAACATTTCTGAATTAGGTTTTTCTTTTAATATGTACCAATCATTAGAATTAAACGCAGCAGTTCCTATCAAAAAAGTTTTAGCCGAATAATAAAAATCTTTATGAAAAACAATATCACCTAAATTGTAATCTGTCCATACTTCCCAATCTTGAATTTTAGCTTGATCGTAAATGAAACCTGGAATATTAAAACCTCCGTTCCAGTTTGTAGACACATATCCCTGTATTTTTAATTTATCATGCTTATATCCAGATTCTACATCATAAATTACATCATTAAACAAACTAACGTTATCTAATAATACTATATGTTCTTTTTGAATAGTTCTAAAATTAGCTCCGTAGATTCCGTGAGGATTATTAGCTGGTACAGTCAAGGTAAATTCGTTATTTTCTCTAAAACTATTTAAAAACTCATCTTCAAGTAATGACCCATCTACTCTAAATATCTGATACCCATAAAAAGCATCAGAAATATTATCTACTACGGCATAATCATTTATAAAAGTCAGACTTATCGCCGAAGGGCTCAAACTTAAGGCACTGCCAGTTTTCCAATTTTGTGTAGTCCAAAATACAAACTCTTTTATACTTGTGTCCCAATTTTCAACTGACTTTAAAGAAGTATTATATCTATCAAAGACAAAACCCTGTTCTTGTAAATATTTTCCATATCCTCCAATAAAATTCACTACCTCTTGAATAGTATAAAATTTAGTTCCATATGATAGAATATGCTCCGTTCTAGTATCATATGATTCCGGAAGTATAATATCTTTACCTCCAATTATAGGCAATGAAGGAAGTTTTACATATAAATCTGTATCAAATAAACTAGAACTAGTATGTGTAACCTTTACTCTATAATAAGACTTATTTTGATAAACTATGGTCCCTGATTGATATCTTTGATTAGTCTCCCAATTTATGTAAGACTCCGATATCCCTCCTATGTTAATCTCACGACCACGACCTAAAGTTAAATAATACTTAAAATAAGGCTGATTTTTAGTATAACCTCGTACTTCATAACCATCGTCAAATTTTGTTATAACTATTCCGCTATAATTTATATTTTTTAAAGGACTGCTTTTATTTAAAAATACTTTGTAGTTCTCACTAGGTAAAAAAACTCCATTTGTACTACTAGGATTCTTACTTGTTAAAATTATCTTAAATTTATCCTTATTTGTGAAACCACCGACTCTATATGAAATTTTATTCTGAATAGAATCTAAAGACGCTTTATATTTTAATAAAGGATTAACTAAACCTGGAGAAAAATTATTAACTACGTAATTTACTAAACCTGATGTAAACACACGATTATCAGAAACAACTGTAGTAGGTAAAACAAGATCTTTTAATCGGATTCTTAAATTAGTTGGACTATAAACAAGTTGTCCTACAAAATTTCTTACTATTCTACTTCTATCAAATGCTAAGGTTATCACTTTACTAGGATTCATTATCATAGCTGTTTGTAACAGACTAAACGCATGATAACTACTACGTCTCCAAGCAGTTTCTACAGGAGCTTGATCCCCAAATACATAATATCCTTTCTGTGTAGGCTGTACATAACCGTTTACAAAACCAGAAATAATAGGATCTAATAAATTACCATATTCGTCCACAGGATTTCCGTAAGATAAAATAGGTTTAGCAAATTTACTCAATACTTTAACAGTTTTTCCCGGCTCTCTAATAATACCATCTTTTATATCATCCCATAAAATGAGATTATCTTTAGTATAAGGAGCTGAACCATAAACAGTTTTCCACCAAGTAGGTTCTATACTAAAGCCTAAACATTCCCAAGGATGAGAGTGAGGACGATCCGTATCTAATAACCATTTGTATATTCCTCTCCAAAAAGCAGGGCATGATGTTTTATCAGCTATTTCATATCCTCTATAATTATAAGTCCAACGATTAGTTACATCCCATAAAAAGTCACTAGATTTCATATAATCATTTTGAATACTTGTTGTCCAGTGATAAAAGAATTGACTTAAAATTCTTTCATGTTCTTCTTTAGAATATTCGATAACTCTGCCATGTCCTGGAATAAAATCATAAATGTCAAAAATGTTTCTGTCATAACGTATTTTAATATTATTAAAAATTCTCTTTTCTAATTCTAATAATACATCATCTCTATAATCTCCGAATCCTACTGTTATACTACCGTCGTGTCCTTGTATCACTGTTGTAGGAATTAGATAGGTGTTATCAATATATTTTTTAGGTTCATATAAAGGATACAACCCTAATTTAGTAGGTGTTGGAGGACAAAAACTACCATCAGTGGTTTCGTACTCATAAACTTCAATTATGTCGTTTTCAGCTAAATCTACGAAAATCTCAAAAAAATCTCCTAAAAATTTGTAATCCTTTCCATGTAGTAATTGGTTATTATTAAGATAAACTAACACAGATTTATTTGATAAGTTATCTAGTGTAAAGGAATTCTTTAAAGGATATGATTTTATTCTTTCATCTAATACTGTATAAGAAAATTTAGTGTTAGCTGTATAGGCAAACATATCGCTTAAAAACCAAGGATTGCTCTTAGGTTTATCTTTGTTCAATTCATTCAATATTAAATCAACCATCTGCTTAGGTTCTGTCTCAACACCTATCTCAGAACTGATTACAAGGAAAGAAGTCTTAAATTTTCCATAATCTTCTTTAGCTACATCTAATGCTTTAAAAATATTAAAATCTGTAGTTCCTAAATTATAAAGAGCAAAATTTAAAGGACTACTATGTTGTACAAAACGTGTTCCGAATTTACTTAAATCGGATATATCTCGTAAATTTCCATTTCCTGGAAATCGGCCTTCAAAAGTAGAAATGTTATCGACTATGGTAAACACATGATCAATAACCTGTCCTAATGTAAAAGTCTCCAAGTTATTGTTTAAGGGATTATTTTGTAAATTTAACGGAATCTCATAATATCCGTTGTCATTCTTTGGTTGTTTAGAAAATAACCTTAAGGTTACTATATCAGTATTAGTTACCTTACTTTTAAAATAAACCTCTTTTCTTACTGTGCCTTGACGAACTTCAAATGACGATGAATCCAATCGTTGACTATTAATATAGACTTTAACCTTAAGATCTGATAAATCTAAAAATTCATCGAAAACATCAATAGGAAAACCTTTTGATAATCCATCTATATCATGATCCTTGAATATTCTAACTATAGGTTGAATATTTTCGACTTTACTATTAATCCAACCATTAAGATAGACATAATCATCAAGGCTTTTTATTTTTTTCAAAAAACCTATATCAGTAGTTTTTGTAAGAATAGTGGTTCCGCTTTTATAATAAAATGAATCTAAAAGTAAATTGAAATTAAAAACTATATCTCCAATATTATTAATATTTTTATAACTTAGACTAAATCCTAATTCATTATCTAAAGAACCTTCTCCGACTTGATACGAAAATAATTTAGTACCATTAAAACTACTTCCGTTGTAAACACTAACATCACTGTAACTATAACCATCATTATCAAAAATATCAAACACAGGGGGTTGATTAGCAGTAAATTTTACTTGACCTAAAAGCCATTTTGTTCCATCATACCAATACATCAATCCTTGATTACCATTAATAGAACTACCGTTGTATGTAAGTACCTCCTGGCTTCCTTGTTTTACTAAAACTGTTTCATATTTCTTTGGAACACTGTCTTCTGTTTCAATTAAAGTTATCTGCTTACGTAAGCCCTCGAATACTTCAAAAGAATGAGTTCCATCACCTAAAGCAGTAATATCAACTTTATTAGACAATTGATAGTCAGTAAATAATTGTAAATTACGTTCATCAATAACTTTTACATAATATATTTGTCTATGAGTCAATCCTTGTAATTGAATATTACCATTACTTAGATAAACAACTCTTTGCCCATTTATTAATCCGTGATCAGTTTCGCAACGAACAGTATCAGTTATTAAATTAATAGCTCCTGTTGAATCATCCGGCAGGGCAGCATTAAAATTTATATCTCGACTCGATAGTGTTATATCAAGAAACTTAACTTGATAAATTCGTCCATTAACAAGTCTATCAGTGTCAGATGTGAATAAAACTCTCATACCGTCAACTAAATCGACACCGTCTATGTTATACCCTAGACTTCCTTCGATTGTACTAAAGACATCTGTAGTAATATTATCTATAAGATCAACACTTTTTTTGCTAACATGTCCAAAATTGTATAATTTTATATCATTATCAAATTCAATTATTGGTCTAGTAGCACGAGCTGATTGATCTAACTCCGGAACTGTTCCTCTATATTCAGCAGTTTTACTAATTACATCTTGATGGAACCAACGATTTACCTTAGACCACGGGTTACCATCTAAACTAGATCTTTTAAATAAGATATAATCTTTAGACTTAGGCACGCTAGTTTGTGTACTGAATGGGGTCTGGTCAAAAGGATCATTATCAAATAATAAATTCTTTTCTTCTGTATATTGTCCAATTATTTCCAAGTCTGATAAATTAATAAGTCTTATAGCAGATCCAATACCTTCTACTATCCAATATCCAGACTGATATATCTCAGGATTAGTCTTTCCTAAAAACTCTAATTTCATTCCGTTAGAAAATGCGAATCCATTAGGCAAAGAATAATATTTTTTTCCCAATAATTCTTTTTCTACATCAAAAAATGTATTTTCTTCAATATTTTTTATTACCATTTCCCCGCCAACATTTGGATCTGTTTCACTAACATAATACAAGACGTCAGGAGCATTCACTGGTACTTTAAAAATAATTGTACCTTCGGTCACAGCATTAGCACTTACAATTGATGTGTTATTTGTATAACGATTATTAAAGCCTGTTGTCCTTAGAGTTTTTAATGAAAAAGGATGATTAGGACTATCAATGTCGAATCGATAAGTTTGTCCTCTATATAATGTTAAGCTAGGATTCCTAGTTAACCCATCTGGTGTAATTAAATAGGCAAACACATCGCCTTGATCTTCTAGACTAACAGTATAAGTACTATCTATATTTAACTGCTGACCTATAACCTGTATAGGATCAGGGCCATATGGGAGCCAATAATATTGTTGAAAATTAACAAATTTATCCCAATCAATATGCGGATTCCAGCTGTAAAATTCTTGTTTGTTTAACCTTTCATGATTATCAGTTATTCCATTTAAAACCTTTATATGGTTAATATGATCAATATAATCTTTAAAAAAATTAACATTTCCAAATCTATCCTCAATAACTAAAGAAGGTTCAAGTTGGTAATTTTGTCTATCACTATAAGGAGCTTCAATAAATGTATCTGATGATTTTACACTTTTAGCATTAGTACGACCTATATTTCCACTAACCTTTTTAATTGTACCAGGAGAAGTTAACTGATCTACAGTAGCAGATAAGAACTTTTTATTTGAATCAGTTCTATAAAAACGAGGTAATAAATTGTACGACTTTCGTTCTTCTTTTGTCCTATCTGTAGGAACAGGGTACTCATTATCCAATGACATAATTAACTTCCTGAGCTAGTAATACTTTGTTGAGTCAAATACTTAGAAGTACTCGCTATAGATCCTTCTGCTTTAATACGAGAAGCAGTTACAGCACTAATAATTTCAACATCGTCAATTGTGGCACTGCTTATAAAAATCTGATCTTTTTCCGCTTTAATTTCTAACAAACTTCCAAAAGATAAATTAGGTTTTTTAGGAACAATTAAAAAGTTAGTTATGTATGTTGCCATTTTGTTCATAACATATGTAGACAATTCTGTAAAATAAAAACCATCTCCAAAATCCCAATTATCAATCGTAAAAAATTCATTTATAGAAGATATCACTTGAGATTTTATATCATTGTCACTTACAACAACTTCCGTATTTTTAACAACTTTAAAAATTGCTTGTAAATCTAAATTGGCAGATTTTCCAAATAATATTTTATATCGAGCAGGATGATATATGATCTCATCACTAATTGTTTTAATAGGATTAAGTGTAGGACTTAGTAAATTATATAAACTATCAGTGCTCGGAGGTAACGGCTGAATGGTTCGTAATCCATTTAGATATTCTCTAAAATTCTGATCATATTGTTTGGTCATTACAAATACATCAACAATATTTGTGATGCCAGGATCTAATCTTGTTTCATAATCTGCATTATGAATATATTGAAATTTTATATCGCTACGCCCTAGATAACATTTGTAATCAAAAGTTACATTTAAGGCACTTCTAGGTTTGTCAAGTTTCTTAACTAAATCTAAATCTATAAAATAAAAATATTGTCCATCAGGATAAATGTTTAGATTATCTATTAAATCTTCAGAATCCATAACATGAACTAAACCGAAGTCTGTGCCATTTAAATTAGACACATAACGATAGTCTTCTTGCTGATCTTCAATAGTGTATTTTTCTAAAATTATGTAATCATCTTGCTTATTAGTAGAAGTTAAGTTACCCACAATTAATTCAAAAATTTCAGGATTATCTACTATACCATCATCATCATAATCAGCAAAACTTATTTGTATTTTTTTAGAATCAATATATCCATCAAGACCTTTAAATTCTTCAACAATTTCCCAGTCATGATCTATGGTAAAACTTCTACTTGTAGGAACTAATATTCCTGCTACATTGATAGTGTCGGTTCTGTCAACATTAATACTTAAAATTTTAATTTTATCTTTTTCAATAGTATTTGTTCGAGTATCATAAATCTTATCACTACTATCATAATAAAATCTAATTTGTTTATCACTTTCAAAAATATATCTCAACAATCTTAAACTTACCGTATAATATTCACTATCAGTAATAAAGCTTATCAACCAGCTACTGTCTGTTTTTTCATTAATGTTACTACCAGCTTGCCCTAAACTGAAATTATCTACTAAATTTAAATTTACTTCATATATAATATTCCAAGAAGTAGTTTCTTGCGAATATCGTAAACCAAAAGGTTTATGATTAACAATTAAATCAATTATCGATGTAATTACATTTTGATTTAATGTAACTTTAAAAGGAGGAATAGCGGAAATTAATTTAGCATTTTCAGGAATAATATCATTTAATTTTATCACACCTTCGCCATTAGACGATATACCAGTACCGCCATTGGTTCCATCTCCTTCTACACTAATAACCTTAGTCCAAAGAAATTTACTAGTTCCGTAAACATTGTTAGCTACAAGTTTATTATTTTCAAAAGTATTAAAAAAATAACCTTCAGGAGCTTCGAACTTTAACAAAGAACCAATCTGAACATTTTTTAAAATAGTAGATGTATAACTTCCAACTTTTACTGCTATAAATGTATTATTAATATTGCTTAAATAACCTGTTGATAAGTTTGTTTCAGATGACTTATTTTTCCAAATAATAGATAACTCTGATATATCAAATTTAATAAACTTATTATAATAATAATCACGTAAAGTTGTTTTACTCATATAATCATATAACTGATTATAAATTATAGACTCAACATCTGTTTTCGTATCGAATCTGAATTCAAAACTATCAACATATTCTTCTCGATACAATATTCCGTCATCTGCAAATAAATTAGTTTTACTGTACTTCCCGGTAGGATCAACTAAATCAAAATAACGACTAATTCCACTACTAGATCTATTAACCGATTTTACTTTCATGATTTGCTGATTAACATTAAACGGCATTAAGTTATAATCTTCAGCAGTTATCATACGGTTCTGAGTATAGAAATTAGATGGAGCACGCTGTTTTATGCTTTCTATACTTTCTGTAGGACTACTATTATTCACACTTGAAGTCAAACTTAAACTAATAATTAAACTTTCCGGTTGTCCAAAATTACTAATATATGGTAACTCTATACTAATATTTCTCATATCTCTCGGATTTATTGTATAGCTTATTCCTTCACTAACCCTATAATAAACCTTAAAACTTCCTACAGGAATATTTCCGAATACTCCATCACTAAATTGAAGAGTAACTCTATCATTTACTCTAGTTATAGCAGAATAAAAATTCTTAATAGACTTTTCTAAGCTATTATAAATTACATTATTACCTTCTAGGGCCGAAATTTTTTCCCACAATTCAAACTCTTGTCCAACTTGATTTAATTTATAAAGCCAAATGTCATCATTATTAATATTATTACTATCAATATCTAATGTTGTATTAGGAACAGACTGAGTAAAAGTAAAAGTGCCTTGATTTAATTGTCCTTGCTTAAAAAACATAAAAAATCCAGTGTTTGCACTACCATTACCTTTACTATCATTACGATACAAAAATGCTAATCTATTTCCTTGAATAGGAGCTTCTTCATATATTTCATTTCTATTCTTGAAAGTACTACTAACTATTTCAAAAGGCATCATCCTACCATCGATATTTTTTTCAAAATTATAAATGGGAACATCTATGTTATTGCTTTGAAAACGATATTGCTCAGTAGCTACTCCGTAAACAAATCCTTTATCATCAGGAGTTCCAAACTGTCGTGTAATGGGTAAAGCAGCATTAATAACTTTAATAAATTGATCATACCAATTTGAATTACTAGCATCATTCCAAGAAATAACTTGTCCAGAAAGATTTCGTCCTGCACTATCTAGAACATTTTGACTGGTTTGCACACTAACCATCTTTAAAAAACCACTTCCAGCTATATTACGTTTTGCATTATAACTTAATAACCGAGCTAGTCGTAAAACACTTTCCTTACGTTCAGAAAGTTCTAAAAAATTATCTCGACTATTAAGGTCAATCCTATACGCTAGACTTTGTCCTAAAAATGCTATTAAATCAATCAAAGCAAGATATTCACTACTTTCAATATAATCATTAAAGTCTTCGGGATAATTTTCTCTAATATATTGAATCATAGTTCGACGTAGATTTTCAAAATCATAACTTTGAAAATCAGCATTGCGATATGTCTGATAAATTCTACGCCAATCTTCGGCTACTAATAATCTATTTTGTCTATCAGTTATTGACATTATACTTCCAGTTTAAAATATTTATTTTAATAATAAACATAGCATTTAACCTATTAATAAACCATTTTCTTGATCAAACTTAAACTGTAATGACTCCTGTATATTATAAGGATAATAGGTCAACACACACTCTATTTGTATCCCACTTTCGTAAGTAGTTACTATAACTTGATCAGCTCGTATTCGTGGATCATAGTTAATAATTTGCTCTACATTTTTAATTACAGCTTCTTTCAATTGTTCTGTTAATGGTTCAAAAACTAAATCCCAAATTATAGTTCCGAACTCAGGCTGTTCAAGACGCTCACCCATACGTATATGAAAATGATTAATTAAATCTTGTTTAATTAACTCTAAATCATATAAACTAAAAGTATTATATGAAGTATTAAGTGTACTAAACCCTTTATATGTTTTGGTTCCAGGAATAAACTTAGATTGTTTATTTGCTAATATTACTTTATCATAAAGTCTACTATTTGCTGTCATAGTCCCCACAACCCTTCATCATCTTGACTAGGTTCTACAGGAGGATTCCTAGTGAATGTATCTATATTAGTGCTATATTTCCTCCAGGCAGAAAAAGGAGCTCTAAAATCTTTATCATCTGGAGGATCGTATCTGTATTCTACATCACGCATTAACTTATCAGGTTTGGCTTCAAGCGGCCCTAAATTTTCATGTTGTGGATAAGGTTCAAATGTTGGAGCACGTCTAGGTAATATTACTAAATCTTGTAAATTTTGCCAGTCATCTTGAGATGGTAAATCAGGTAAAATATTTTCTGCTAGATAATGTTGTAAAGTTGCCAATGCACTTATCCTTGCTTCTTCCGGTTCTTCAGCTATATCAGCAGTAGGAGCTGTTCCTGCTTGCGGTCCGTTCATATGTATTTGAGGAGCAGTTTCAATTATATTTCCACCCGCTAGTGTTTCGTTACTACCACCAGAAGTGTTAAAAATATGGCCGCCTGCTTTAATATCAATATCACCTCCTGAGGTATGCTTCCAAGATGAATCAGTGTTAATGTCTACACTGCCATCAACTTTTGTTTTTAAATATCCCTCAATATGTTGATCTACACTATGACCGTTAACATGATGAATACGCAGGTCTTTGTTAACAATAATATCTACCCTATCAGGTGTTGGTCCATGTACATCTTTAATTGGTATTGATCTATCATCGTCGTTAGCACAAGGATCATCCGGATCATCACTCCTAGGCCTATAGGGTGCATATAGCGGACCGCTGTCTACTCCAAAACTAGCACTTGTACCTTTTAATACTCTTAGATCCATACGACCTAAGATATTATGTGTATAATCGTCGTTGTATACTTTTTTCACATGTCCGATAACATTCTGTCTATATTCTCCTCCAATCGTTTCATCTACAAGCTTTGCTATTTCAATTTTTTGATTCTCATCAACTCTTAACACATAATCTTTACAAACTCTAGTATGCATTTCGCAACCGACTTTAATATTAAAATTGCGACCAACATCTAAATTAAAATCCCTGTCACACCTAAAATTAAAATCTTGCTTTGTTCTCACATTTATACTATCTGCTGCAAATATATCAATCTTTCCGTCACTAGTTAATTCTATCCAAGCAGTTCCTCTGCTATTACATATATAGATTAAATCTTCGCTGTTATGTAAAAGAATTTGATGTCCTGTTCGTGTTCTGAATCTTAATAATTCGTTATGAGGTCTATCTCTTAAACCTGTTTCATTTTCTTCTACATTTTTATAGTCTGGAGGACCATCAGATGGTAGTTTTTCTCTTTCCCATTTATCATCTCCATCATCCATAACTATACTACTACCACCTAGTCGACTTACAAAAGCATTATTAATTTCGCTTTCGGCTTTACCTACTTTTCCAGTTTTCCCTCCTTTATCAATGGGTCCAGGTGTGCTGATTCCAAATACCATACTAGGAACTTCTCGTCTAGCACTACTAGTAGTAATACCTCTTGTATCATCTTTAAGTAAACCTTGTTTTTCTAAAAATCTAGCAAATGGATGCTCTGGCTTAAGTTTTTTAGTTCCATCTTCATTCCCTTCATGAATTTTTTTATTATATTCTGTTCCTGGAACACGCTCTTTTTCTCTATCTGTTTGTCTGCTTATATCTGAAATATATTTTGTAGCAGCGAACCCAGGTGTACTAAAATTCATATTTTCGTTAATCATAGGGCATCCAATCCAATACCCTTTCTTTTCATCACCATTTAGAAAAATCACAACAACAAAGCTTCCTACATCAGGAGGAATCATCCAAAATCCATAACTTTTTTGAGTTTCATTATGTACATCAGGATCTTGACCTAGATAATCATAACTAGTAACTCCATAAAATGGACTAAGATATTTCACTTGTCTTATTTGACTACCACTTTTTTCGTTGCTTCCAACTTCTCTCATTAATTGCACTTCTAATACACCGTTATAAGTTTGATCAACTATACTAATAACTTTCGCTAAACAAGGAGTACCATCTTTAGTTGTTGTATTTGGTATCGATCTATTTTCTTCTGTCATAAATTTGTATCTCCTAGTTCACTACCATATTGTTCTTCTTCATATGTTGGTTCCAAAGATCCTGTCCATTCAGGAGCGTTTGCTGGCAAACCTATATCTGCATAATCTGCTGCTTCAAGTTCTGTAAGTTGAGTTGGTCCTAAATAGTCATCATCTGGCTCTGGCTGAGCTGCAACTGCTAACTTTCCTTGAGGTACACTACGATTATCCTGATCTGGTAATCTAATTAGTGTTAGATCTTGTGTGAATTTTCCCTTATTAAATATATTATTGACCCGTAAAACCCTAAAAATTCCACTAAACTGAAACTGGCTTCCGGGATCACCGAAGTAATAAAGTCCATCCCATTCAGGCATTTTATCATTTGGATTTTGATCTATTGGGGTCCTAAAATACACCCCAATATAAACTTCTCCGTGTTCATAATCCATCTCCTTATCACCATTGATTCCCTGCTTATTAGTATGTGGAGCTCGATAATTTCCTGTACCACTACTAGTTATATAAAAAGGATCTCCTAGAATTGATAATTCTAAATTAATCATATCATGACCAGTAGTTGCTAAATCATGAAATTGTCTAGCAGCTAATGTAGCAGGATCATCTGATTGGAAACCTCCTCCTTTATTACTAGTTTTATTAGCATTTTTGTTGAATCTAATAGCAGAAGGTTGTTTATGGGTATCTGGAGATAATCCTGGAGGATTTGGTTCTTTTTGTTTTCCTATTTGCTCAGAGTTAGATCCTCCTTGAGCTGGGCCAACTCCCTCATATTGTTCAGTTAATTTTCCTGCATCAGAAGTTAAAGCCTTATAAAATCCTGTATTAAACTGTAACTGAACATCTAGAACATCTAAATTTTGTCCTGTATAGATATAATAATATTCTTTAACAATTTCTTGGAACTTGTTTTCTAATCCTGGATTCTTCATATTAGGAGGTGTAAATTTTTGAGCATCAACATAATATTCCTCTACTCTGAACACAATCTTTTTAGGACTATAAGCTGTTTTTAGATCTTCTGGACCTTTATAATAAACTTTAGTATCGATACGCCACCAAATTATTTGACCTTGGGGAGTCCAATTTTTTAAGGCATATTTTGGGTAATCACTAGTTAGTATAACTTGATTTATAACATCGGTAACAAGCTGCCCTTGATCAAAAGTAAAAATACCGTTATTAGGATTTACTTTCATCTTTCCTCGCTTATATACTCCATTCTCATAGACAAAATTATCATCGGCAAATCCTGTTTGCCCTTTATTATAATTATTAAATCCTAAATTAGATAATCCAATCTTGTTAACACTGCCATCACTTCTTGATTGATCTGGAAATACTATATCGATCTCATCATAGTATTCGGTAGTCTTTTGATCTTTTCTTTCTTTCATATATTGATTAAAGACATTTACTAAGCTTCTTTCGCTTTTACGTAAAAGCTCTTCAACAGTTTTCGGTGCTTTATCATCAACAATAAGTTGTACGTCATGTTTTATCTGATTATGAGTGTCACTAAAGCCACTTTCATTATAAGGATAAGCAGCTACTTCATACAAACAACCTTTTTTACTTACAGCCATTTCTATTTGTCTTAGTTTCAAAGGAATGTATTTTCTACTTACAGTTGATTCAATGTTTAAATTGTCAGGATCATGATGCCCTGTAAACTTTATTGTCAACAACATTACCGAATCAGCGTAATTTTTGTAACCTTGTTTTATAGCCGCAGTTTGAAGTGCCTGAAAAAATAAACCCATACTATATGGTTCTACGACCTGGAAATTTATTTCTAAAGCATTACTATTCCCTGTCTTCTCGTTCAATCCGGTAATACAAAGAATTTTTAGATTTTCAATATGATAATCGTGCCTTCCTGAAGCAGTCTCTACTAGTTCAGGTTCCTTATAAGCTCCTGCACTAGCCAAAATAATTTGACCCCTATCCCCTCCTATATAACCAGCACTGTTGTAAGTTCCTTTTGATATTACACTTAGAGTAAAATGATAATTATAAACACTGTAATCAAAAAGTTTATTAGGTTGTGGTCTATCATAGATTCCATCTAATTGTTTCAAAGGACTTCCGGAGGAAGATCTTCCTCCGGAAGATACACCCGGCACACCCGGTACTAAATTATTAGGTATTCCAAGATTGGTAACACCTTGTCTACTTACTTGTCCTAACGTGTTTGCACCAGAAGTTATTGCATTTAGACCATTAGTCACTTGGCTAACATTAGACAAAACATTTTTTACTGCTCCAGAAATTGTTGTTGTAGCAGCATCAACAAAATTATTAAGTAAATTCATATTCCTATACTATTCTTAATATTACTAATTTTTGGAAGATATATTCGAACTCCTGGAATAAAATCGTATATAGGATCTGATAATACGTCCATGTTTCTTTGAATGAAAACCCACCATAATTTATGATCTCTGTACAAATCATAAGCCAGTAAGTCCGGTCTATGTGTGTATTGAACTTCAATTGTATATAAAATATCATCCGATTCTGCTATAATAGGACGAATCTTAAAATAACCTAGATAATTCCCTATAATTTTAGTATTAAACCAAGGACTATTTTCTTTATATTCTGCCATTATAGATATCCCGGTTTACTATCTACATAATCACCATTAACAAAACTGTCTAAATTAAATGTCCTAACTTTTTTCCGACTCCATACAGGCTGACAAACCACACTTATTGTACTTTTCACAGGAACATGTGTTTTTCCACCTTTACTAAACGGAGCACTTCCTCCTCCAGTAGCACCTGCTAACATATTACCTGCATTATTCACAGCACTCAAAATTGCTCCAGCTGCTCCAAGAGCATTGGCTGCTTTACCTGCACCCAGAAATCCTGCTACTCCACCCAAGACTCCAAATGTATTGCTAGCATTTTCTATAGTTTGATT